GTAGTCGAAGCCGAGGTTGTCGTTCCTGTTCAGCACCTGGCGCGCGGCCTTGGCGGCCGCGTCCAGTTCCGCCGGCGGGACCGGGTCGCCCTTGAAGCCGTCACGCTTGCCGATTTGCCCCCAGTCACTCTGCAGTTCCTCGACGTGGAGTACGCGCTTGCCTTCGCTGTCGGTGCGGTCGTTGAGGCGGACGTGCGCCAGCACGTTCTTCTCGTCCCAGTGGCTCGACTGGAAGGTGTTGCGGGTGCGCTCGTTGTACTCCTGCAGCGATTCCTCCTGCAGCGCGTGCAGCCTGGTTCGCTCGTCCGGCGCCAGGTCGTCCTCGGTCCACCCCGGGCGGCGCATGTTGCCCTGCACCTCCCAGCCGTACTTGTCGCTCAGCTCGCCGATATAGTCGTCCAGCTTGAAGGACGGCTCACGCGCGGGCAGGGTCAGCAGCAGCTCGCGGTTGTTCTCGCCGCCCGGCAGGGTGTAGCTGGCGTACCGCGGACGCTGGAATCGGTTGGACGGCAGCCGGTAGGCCAGGTCGGCCTCGATGTTGCGCTGGTCGATCAGATTCGACCACTCCTCCTGCAGCGCGAGACGGTTGTCGATGTTGTCGTCGTCCAGGATGCGCTCTTGCAGGTCGTCCAGGCGCTCGTTGTACTTGGCCAACACCGCTTCGCGCTTGGCCAGGCCTTCGGGGGTCGGCTCGGGCACTTCCTCGCTGTGCATCGTTTCCGTGACGCGCACGCCGTTCTCGGCCAGGTAGTCCAGCAGCGCGGCCTTCGTGACCTTGGCATTCTCCCCCTGCATGAGCAGCCAGTCGAGCACGCCGGTCCAGTAGATCTCGTCCTGCTTGACACCCTTCTGCGCAAAGCCACTGCCCATCATGGTCTCGCCCCACTGCAGCGCGGTGGCCGACTTCTGCGGCAGGCGCTCGATCTGGCGCGCCAGCTGCGAGAACCAGGGCGAGGTCGAACCGTCCGAGAAGCGGGCGGCGGCTTCGTTACCGAACAGACGCGGCGTGCGCGCTCCGGCGACCGCTTCCCGGGCGCGCGCCAGCAGAGACATGGTCTCGGCCTGGGTGCGTCCTTCGAGCCAGTCGGCGACCCGGTCCAGGCCGATCGCGCGCAGGCCCTTCTGCACCAGCGCGGCGAACTTCTGCCAGCCGTTGATGGTCTTGCCGCTGCCGGCCAGATCCGCCAGCGCTTCCTCGGTGGCCAGGTCCAGGGCGTAGCCGTAGGTGGCGGCCTGGCTGCGGGCGGCCTTGGCCAGCTCCGGGTTGATGAGGCGCAGGCGGTTCAGTTCCCTGGCCAGCGCTTCCTTGCCGAGGATCGCCGACAGGCCGATGTGGCCCAGCGCCTCGTGCGCCAGCACGAACTGCACCTCGCCCGGGTGTCCGAGGTTGTCCGCCACCATCCAGACTTGTCCCTGGTAGGTCGCGCCGCGGGTGTCGGCCGGGGCCTTGAACGGCAGCTCGGCCACGCTCTGGACCACATTCACGCGCGGGGCGTTGGCCCAGCCCTGGGTGATGCCGGCGACGGTTTGCTGGACGTCGGCGCGCGCCATGCCGGCGGCGGCCTGCCCGCGCGAGAACTCGGCCTCGTCCTCCTGCTTGACCTCGCCCGGCTTGCCCAGCTCGACCAGCGGCTTGTACTGCAGCAGCTGCTTGAGCAGTTCGACGCCCTTCTCCCCGGTCGGGATGAAGGTGCGGTCGGCCCAGTTGATGCGCTCGACGAAGGCGCCGAGGTTGGTCAGCATGTCGCGCTCGGAGCGGTTGTACGACAGCGACTGGCCGGTGATCTCGATCCGGTTGTCGTTCGAGACCCGGACCTTCGACAGCAGCCAGCCGTTGGCCAGGATCGCGCGCTCGCCATTCATCAGGCGCTCGAACACGGTGGCCGGGGCCAGCTTGTCCAGGTTCGAGCCGACCCCGAGGTTTTTCAGGGTCTGTTCGATGTTGTTCTGCGACACCACGCGGCCCAGCAGGCGCTCGCCATCCTCGGTCTGGGTGCGCACCACGCGCGGGTCGCCCGGCAGGCGGTCCCAGATCGGCAGCAGCATGCCGGTCAGCAGGTGCGTCTTGCTGGTGTAGGTCGCCGGGGTGGCGGCCATTTCGGCTTCCCACTCGCGGCCGGCCTGCTCCGGGGTCAGGGGCACGAAGGCCGGGACCTGGCGCTCGGCTTCCTTCTGCGGTTTCAGGTGCGGGCGCATCCTGTCCAGCAGGCGCAGGTATGCGTCACGCTCCTCGCCGCGCGGCCCGGACAAGATGGTCTGCTCGACCCGTTCCAGGCCCCGCTGCAGCAGCAGGTCGGCCAGCCGCCCCGAGGTCACTTCGGTGTTGCCGGTGCCGAACTTGACGTACTTCTCGACCAGGCGCTCGTTGTCCGGCGGCGCGTACAGCATCGGCGTGATGGTCTTCTTGACCGTCTTGTCGCCGCGCGCGCCGGCCAGGACCGCGTCGATCCCGTCGCCGTAGCGGTAGCCGCCGGTCGTGTGCAGGCGCGCGCCGCGCGTGACCACCTGGCCGGACTTGGCGTCGGTCGAGGTGCCGGTGCGCATCAGCGCGAACACTTTGTTCGTGCGCTCGTTACGGAAGAAGCCGAGGAACTTGTCGCCCCAGCGGGCCGCCTCCTGCTGCGCCTGGCTGAACGGGTTGAAGTGGGTCGGGTGGGTCAGTTCCAGCTCGACATAGCGGGTGGTCGCGCCGGTGCGCTTGTCCTCGTAGACGACCTCGTCACGCAGCTTGGCCACCTTGTCGGCGCGCAGCGTCTCCATGCCGGCGTCAAACGTCCCCTGCGCCTTGGCGCGCTCGATGGTTTCCTCGAGGCGGCGGAAGAACTCGTCGAACACGACGTCCTGGCGGGTGGTCTCCAGCGACAGCAGGCGGTTCAGGAACTGCGGCACGGTCGGCAGCTTGCTGTAGTTCAGCGCGCCGGTCTGGACGTCGATCAGGCCGTTCAGGCCGAGCGCCGCGGTCGTCTCGGTGAAGTTGAGCGAGGCCTGGCCGTTGTACATGTCGACGAACAGGTTGTGCAGGGCGTCGATGGCGTGCTGGGATTCCAGGTTGTCGGTGGCCGAGAACATGCCCTGGCCGCCGGTTTCCCGCTGGCCCTTGGTCAGCGCGCCCAGCTGGTCCAGGCGCCGCGCGATCGAGGAAATGAAGCGCTTTTGCGCCTTCAAATTCGTGGTCGGCAGCACGTAGTGCGGCTGGTTCGCCTCGTTCGAGCGGTGGGTGCGGCCGAAACCCTGCACCGCGTTGTTGGCGCGCCAGCCCGGCTGCACCAGGTAGTGGACGCGGCGGCGCTGGTTCTTGACGTTCAGGTCCGACTGGAACGAGTAGCCGGTGCCGCCGGCGTCGGAGAACACCAGCACGCGCTTCTTGTCGGCCATGAAGGCGTCGGCGTCGGCCGGCACGCTGGAGGCCGGGCGCTTTTCTTCGACCACCGTAAAACTGCCGGTCTTCTTGTCCTGCACCTGCACGAAGCGGCGGCCGCGGCCGGTGATCTCGGCGACGTTGCTGGTGCCGAACGCGCGCAGGATCATGTCGAGCGGGTTGTCCGGCACGCGGATCTGCTCGAGGTTCTTCACCAGCTGGTCGCGCAGCGCCACCATTTCGCGGTTGAACACCGGGTTGCCCTTGGCATCCACCACCGGGCGGGTCTGCTTGGCGCCGTTCTCGTCGGTGTATTCCTCGTGCTGCTGCACCGGGAACGAGTTGCGCACGTAGTTGATGAGGGTTTCGCGCGGGGTGAAGTCGAAATCCTCGGGCACGGCGTCGTCGTCGTCGGCGATCTTCGCCGCTTGCCGTTCCTGCTCGGCCTCGTTGGTGTTCACCAGCTGCATGACGACCGCGTGGCCGGCGTCCAGGTCGCGCTGGGCGGCCTCGACGATCGACGGCATCTGCATGGACGTGATGACGTGGTTGAAGAAGCGCTGGTGGCTGCCCCAGAACTGGGCCAGCGCGGCGCTTTTCGCCTTCGGGTTCTTGTCCTGCAGGGTAGCCTTGAGGGCGGCGTCGATGTTCTGCAGCACGCCCTGCCAGGCGCGCGCCAGCTCGTTGTAGATGTCGGTCTGCAGCGGGGTCAGCTCGTGCTCGAGGCGGTCGTAGGTGACGCCGTCGAACGACAGCGAACGCGCCAGGTAGGAACCCTGCGCCTTCATGTCGCGCGAGACCAGTTCCATCGCCGCCACGCCGCCGGACTCGATGCCGCCGATGAAATCCGTGACCTTGGCGAACGCCGAGCCTTCGCCCCACAGGCCCAGGCGGCTTGCATAGCCCAGGTTGTGGACTTCGGTGGCGCCGGTGGCCGAGACGTAGACGATGCGCGCGTTCGGCAGCGCCGCCTGCAGCGCCAGGCCGGCCAGCGCCTTGGCCGCCGGCTTGGTCTTGCCGCGCTTGCCCTTGCGCTCGACCACGTTGCCCATGTTGTGGGCCTCGTCGAACGCGATCACGCCGTCGAAATCCTTGCCCAGCCAGTCGACGATCTGCTGCAGGCGCGACTTGCCGCCGGCCTTCTTGTCTTCCTTCAGGTGGCTGATGCCGCCCCAGCCGCTGTTGCCGCCGACCTTGCTCAGTTCGTCGAAGCGCACGGTGGTCTGCACGCCGTTGGCGAGCGCGATCTTGGCCTTGTGGCCGCGCGTCTCCCACGACACCAGGGTGCCGGGGCGACCGCGGAACTCGACCGCGGTGCCCGCCGGGTAGGTTTTCTTGAGCTGCTCGGCCGACATGGTGCCGTCGCCGGCCAGGCCGGCGCCGCCCTGCTGCAGGGTGCTGCCCGAGCGCAGCGTGTCGTAGGTCGTGAACAGGATGCCGCTCTTGGCGTCGATCGTGGCGTCGGCCTTGAACTTGTTGTGTGGCAGCAGCTGGTCGGGGTTGCCCGAGACGCCGCCGAAGTCGCGCTTGGCATCGCGCAGCAGGCCCTGCTTGGCCGACAGCCAGACCGCCTTGGTGCGGCCCTGGCGCTGGTTGTCGAGCAGGATGCCGGCGATCTCGCGGCCCTTGCCGACGCCGGTGCCGTCGCCGATGAAGAAGCCGCGCCGTTCCTTGTTCCCCGGCAGCATCTGGCTGTGCGCCTGGCCGGCGTACACCACCGCCTCGAGCTGGGCCAGCGACAGCATGCCCTGCTCGATCACGGCTTTCGGCAGGTTCGGGGCGTAGGATGGGGCCGGTGGCAGCACGGCCGCCATGGCCGAGGACTGGACCAGCTTGCCCGGGTGCGCCTTGGCGCCCGGGATCGAGAGGCGCTGCGGGGTGTAGTTCTCGAAGATCGCGTCGGACAGCTCGCCGGTGGCGGCGGCCTGGTCGGTCGACTCGACCGTGACTTCGCCCTTTACGGGGCGTTCGCCACCATCGCGTTGTACAGGTTCTCGATCAGCAGTTCCGCTGCGTCCTCGGGTGTTTCCTGATCCGCCAGTTCCTCGGCCGTCAGCACCACGTCCTCCGGGCTTTCCGGGTTGGTCAGGAACCGCACCGCCTTTTTCGGCTCCCAGCTGGTTGCCATCGCGTTGACCTGCGCCATCATCCGGTCCTCGTCCGGGTCGCCCGGACTCGCCGGCACCGGATTGATCCCGTTCTCCAGACCCCAGCGGATCAGCGTCAGCACCGCCGGCTCGGTCGCCAGTGGTTTCTGGCCCGGCAGGAACGCGATCGCCGCCTTGTTGATCGGCAGCTGGTTCACCAGGAGCGTACGCGCCATCCGTATTTTGAGGAGCTTGTCGTTCATTGCGGATACCCTCCAGCAGTGCCGGCAGTTCGGCCAGCGTTTTGACCTGGCCGGTCACGACCGTGCCCGTGGTCGGGCCGGTCTTGTCGATGACCAGGATCTGGTTGTCGAACGTGGTGCCGTACTTGGCATAGTTGCTGCCGTCGACACCAATGTTGACACGCACATTATAGTCCCGTCGGATCTGGGACCACCATTTCTTGAACGCCGGCTTGTCGGCGGCCATGCCGTTGCCGACGATCGCCACCAGGCGCCCGCCCTCGCTCAGGCGTTTCAGGGCCTGCTCGATGTGCAGCGCGCCGTTCATGGTGTCGCGCGCGCCCTGGATGCGCCCGGCGGTCGCGGAGAACGGCGGGTTCATCAGGATCACGCCCGGCTTGACCTCGTCGGGCAGGATGTTGTGCAGCTGCTCGGCGTTCTCCTGGAACAGGCGCGCCTCGGGCAGCACCGTTTTCAGCACTTCGGCGCGGCGCGAGGACAGCTCGTTGACGACGACGTCGGCTCCGGCCAGCTTGGCGTAGATCGCCAGGCTGCCGGTGCCGGCCGACGGCTCCAGCACCTGCTCGCCGGGCCGGATGTTGGCCAGCCAGGCGGCGGCGAACGCCTCCGAGGGCGGGGTCGAGAACTGCTGGTACTCGTCCATTTCCTCGGTGCGGCGGCTCTGGGTGGCCAGCATCTGGGTCCACTTGTCGAGCTGCTCGATCTTGTGGACCGCGTCGGTGGCGGACCCGTCCGGCGTCACCTGCTGGGCCATGATGTGGCGGTTCACGCCCGCTTCCATCGCGTCGTAGGCGTCCTTGACGCTGTACTTGCCCTCGGCCTGGGTGCCGCCGAAGGCCTTGTCGGCCGCCTCGAACAGCTGCTTGCTGCCGAAGGTCTGGCCGCTGGCCAGCCACTGCTGGACCTGCTGCGCGATCCGCTCGGTGCTGGACGCCGGCGCCGACAGGTTGGCCGACAGGCCCTGCTCCTTGGCGAACTGGATCGCGTACGGGCGGATGCCGGGGCCGAAGTGCTGGATCAGCATCTTGAACAGGTCGACCAGGGTTTTACCGGCCGCCTGGAACGCCACCAGCGCCTTCTCGAAGTGCGGCTTCGCGGCCTTGTACGAGTCCTCGTCGAAACCGGCCGGGAACGATTTCAGGGCGTTGCCGCCGAACAGCTGGATCAGGCCTTTCAGCGACTCCTCGATGCCGGTCACGCCGAGCTTGGCCGCCTCGCCGATCAGCTGCTTGGCGCTCTTTTCCTGCTCGGCCGACAGCGTCGGCGCGGCCTTCGGGCCAGTCTTGACGATGAGCTTGGCCTGCAGCTTGGTCTTGGCCTGGTCCCAGTTGATCGACTTGAGGAACGCTTCGCGCCCTTCCTTGATCGACACCAGCGTGTACGACTTGCCGCCCGGGGTCTGGCGCATTTCGCCGCCGCCGTCCCAGGTGACGTCGTACTCGGGGGTCTTGGTGTGGAACAGGCCGAAACCCTTGTGCTCGGTGTACTGGCCCGGCATGTCGTGGATGATCGACAGGCCGCGCGACGGATCGGCCAGCAGGAACACCTGGCCGTCGTCGATCAGCCCGATCAGGTGCTGGTAATCCTCCTGGGTCCAGTGGTCGGCTTTCGCGGCTTCGCCCGGGTCTTTCGCCTCGGGCTGCTCCTGCTGCTCCTCGGCCAGCTCGCTCTCGGCCTGGTCGAACAGGTTCTCGAGATCCGATTCGGACAGCGGGCCGGCGGCCGGTTCGGCGGCCTGCTGCTGCTGTTTCTCCAGTTCCTCGCGCAGGCGGGCCGCCTCGGCATCGCGCTCGGCCTGCTCGCGCGCCTGCTGCTCGGCGCGCGCCTGTTCCTGCCTGGCGCGCTCGGCCTCGTCCTTGGCGTACTGGTTGGCCAGCGCCGTCGCTTCCTTCTGCGCCAGGTGCGCGCGCACCATCGACGGGATCTGCGCTTTGAGCGACTCGATCGCTTCGCGGTACTGGCGGTCCTGGTCCGGGAATTCCTGGTTGAACTTCTCGATGTCGAGCGTGACGCCGCTGTCGGAGAACTGCAGCGCCTTCACCAGCGCCTGCACGCCGTCGTTGAACAGCTTGCGTTCCTCGCCCATCGGGTACGGGGCGCCCTTGTATTGCGGCGCCTTGATCTTGCCTTCTCCGACCCAGTCCGGGTTGACCAGGTAGTTCGAGACGCCCCCGAGGGTGTCGTGGACCCAGCTCTCGGCCGCGCGCGCCAGCAGCTCCTTCGGGTTGCCCCAGTAGTCGGCGCCCATCGTGTCGGCTTCGCGCTTGTAGTCGGTCGGCATCGCGCTCTGCTGCCCGGTTTCATAGCGCAGCACGCCCTCGGCGTTCTGGATCAGGCCGGCCTCGCTCTTGAGGTCGTAGATCGGCGTGTTGCGGCGGCCGCGGCGCATGAAGCTGCGCCCGCGCACCGCCAGCTGCAGCTTGCCCGCCAGCGCCTCGACATCGCGGGCGGACGACAGCAGCTTGACCAGGCGCTGCACGGCCGTGTGCTGGACCCAGCTGGTGCTCGTATAGCCCTGGTTCAGGGCGTGGTCGAGCGCGTGGAACCACTCGTGGGCCACGGTGCCGTCGCCCTTGGTGTTGGTGACGTTGATGACGGGAACCGTGCCGCCGTCCGGGTGCGGCTGCTTGGCCTGGAAGTGCGCGGCGTGGCGGCCGTGGCCGAGCGCGCCGATGGCGAAGTGCAGCGTGCCGCCCAGGCCGATGTGCTTCGGGCTGATCCCGAGCAGGTTGGCCAGGTCCATGAAGGCGTCGAAGGCGTAGTTCAGGTGGTCCTGGTCCTGGCGCGCGGCGACGTAGCGGCCGAAACCGACGTCGGCAAAGCCGAACGTCTCCTTCATCTGCTGCGGGGTGACGTTCTGGCCGTTGCGGTGGTCGGGCAGCTTCTCGCCCTCGCGCACCACGCGGTCCAGTTTCGGCACCAGCAGCGCCTGCTTGCGGTTGCTGGGGCCGTCCGGCTCGGCTTCGTTCTTGAGCAGCCCGGTGGTCTGGCGGCCTTCCGGCTCGAACCCGTACGACGAGCCGCGCATCATGCGGTGCAGCTGCTCGCCGGCCTCGCTCAGGCGGTTGTTGGACCAGTTGCGGGCGGTCTTGTCCTTGACCGTGTAGTCCTGGAAGCGCTGCGCCGCCTCGGCGATATTGGTAACGCCGGCCAGGGCTTCGGCCACGCCCTGCAGGCGGGCGTTGTAGGTGGCGGCGGCCTCCTGCAGCAGCTCGAGGCGGGCCTGGGCGTCGGCGTCCTCCATGCTGGTGCGCTTGCCGGTGGCGTCGTGGATGTACGGGTAGGCGCGGCCGTCGAGGAAGCGGGCGATCTTGCCCGAATCGCTCTCGCGGTAGCCGATCTCGCCATACAGGCTGGCCAGCGGCCCGGTGTCGAGCAGCCATTCCTGGAACGGCTTGATGTCGTCGCGCAGCGCCGTGATGTAGCGCTTGACGCCCGGGGTGGCGCCCTCGCCGGCGACGTTGGCGAACGCCTCCACGCGCGAGGCCTGGTCCTTGATGATCTGGTAGGACCCGGTCATGTTGTCGGCCGTGACCTCCTTGATCCTGCGCTTGGACTCGTCGAACCAGCGGCGCAGCGCGGCGCCGGTGTTTTCCAGCTTCTTGCCGCGGCGCCCGGTGAACCAGGCTTGCCCCTCGTCCGACTTGATCCAGGCGGCGCCGGCCTCGTAGCCCTGCTGCAGCTGCGTGACCTGCGGCAGGGTCGACTTGGTCTTGCCGGCCAGCGCGTGGTCGAAGCCGGTCTTGAACAGCGCGATCATGTCCGGCGGGATGCCGACGGCCTGCGCGGCCTTGACCAGTTCGGCCTGGTAGACGGCCGGATCGCGGTCGATTTCCTTCTCGGCGCGTTTCTCCGCGCGCTTGAGGTATTTATACAGCGACTCGTAGAATTCCTTGGGCAGCGTGGGCTGGCCGTTGATGACCAGGTTGTCCAGCATCAGGCGGCGGTCGGCGTCGATCTCGCCGGCCTTTTCCCTGGCCACCCAGTCCTTGATCGGGCCGCTGGCGACGCTGCCGAACTCGGTCGACAGGCGCCCATCCATTGTCTTCATCAGGGCCGCGTCCTTCGACAGCACGCCGAACAGCTCGCGCTGGCCGGCACGCACCAGTTTTTCGCGCTTCTTGGCGAACTCGGCCTCCTTGACGCGGCGGTTGTCCCACCAGTCGAACGCATCGCTGCGGGCGGCCTCGACCGCCTGCTGCAGTGACAGGTTCTGCTGGAAGCCGATGACCTTGTTGCTGTACGGGTAGCTGACCTCGACAGTATAGGTGTCGGCCTGGATGCGGCCGAACCCGCCGCGGCCGGCCGGCTTGACCTCGAACGTGGCATCGCCGAAGCGTACCTTGCCGTGGTCTTTCAGGTCGGTCTCGAACTGCTTGGGCGACATCGGGCGCGAACCGGCCAGGGCGCCTTCGTCCTCCGGTGCGGCTTCCGGCTTGTTCTCGGCTTCGTTCAGATCGTCGATGACGTCGTCGAGCACGCGGGCCTGCGGGCCGAACTTGCGCATCAGGCGGCTCGACGCCTCCTCCAGCAGATCCGCCAGGTCGATGACGGTCTTTTCCTTGCCCAGTTCCTCGATCACGCTGCGGATGCCCATGCGGGCGGCGCCTTCCGGGGTGTTGCGGTCGGCGTCGAAGCCGTCGAGCAGCTTCTGCAGGCGCTCGGCCACGGCGGTGCGGACGGTTTTCGGGTAGCGGCGGGTGCCAGGCGCATCCTGCTTGGCCCCGGCTTTCGGTTCGGCCTTGACCTCGGGCCTGGCTTCGGCCTTGACCTCGGCTTTCACCGCGTCGTTCAGGCGGCGTGCGGCATCTTCCAGCAGCGTGTCGACGCTGGCCGGGCTGCGGTGCACCTGGTAGTCGCGTCGGTAGCTGTTCCAGTTCGACAGGATCTGGTGGGTGTCGTGCTTGGCAGCGGCCAGCGCATCGGCGACGGTGTCGCCCATACCGATCCGGCGCAGCAGCGTGGCGATGCCTTCGCCGCGCGCAAAAGCGTCGACGTGGGCGCCGCCGGCCGGGATCTCTCCCTGGCGCGGGGCCAGCTTCTGGTACTCGCGCGAGTAGCCGTCGGACTGTTCGCGCAGCGCGCGCATGGCGGCCAGCACGTTCTCGCGCGGGCCGGCGTCCAGCGCGCCGAGCCAGCCTTTCAGGGCCGGGGCGTTCTTGGCGTTCTGCTCCAGCAGCTGGGCGAATAGCTCCTTGGTCAGCGGCTGCTGGCCGTCGTGCTGCTGGTGGTAGGCGGCGTACACCGACTCGAGGTCGGCCGGCAGCTTGCCGCGCACCAGCTCGGTCGCGCCCTTGAGCCAGTGCGTGTAGGTGTCGCTCTCGAACGGATTGAGGGCTTCGGTCTTGGGCTGCATACCCGGCGCCACCGTCGTCGACTGCAGGCGCAGGTCACGCGCGCCAGCCGCGGTGACGCGCCCGGCCGGCAGCTTGCCCAGTTCGGCGCGGGCGCTCTTGATGCCCTTGTTGACGGCCCGGGTCTCGTCGGCGGTCAGCTTGGTGTGCAGGCGCTTCTCCAGGCTGGCGATATGCTGCAGCAGGGCGACCCGGCGCGTGTCCTGCTCGACCGACGCAAACCCCTTGACCAGGCGTTTGGCCTGCGCGGTGTCCTCGGCCAGCAGTGCCTGCTGGGCGGCCTCGGCTTCGCGCGCTCCCTTGACGGCGGTCAGGATGGCGCCGGTGGTGCGCAGCGAATCCTTGCCGTGCTCGGACAGGTCTTGGCGGATCGCCTGGCCGGCAGCCTCGATCGCCAGCATGCGCGATGCGCTCGGCGTCGAGTCCAGCCGTGGCCTGAGCAGGGCACGGCCGGTGGCGTTGCCGCCCTTGCCGCCCTGCTGGTAGCCGAACGAATAGGCCCACTGCTGGTTTGGCGCCTGCGCGACCTGGATCTCGAACGAGAACTGTTCCTTGCCGGTACGCTTGTTGTCGTATTTCAGCGCCGTCTCGTAGTCGGGGAAATAGCCGTCTTTCGGCGCGGTGTCCTCGGCATAGCCCCACTTGACGGCCAGGGTTTTGAGTTCCTCGTTGTGGGCGCCGTGGTGGTCGCTGATGAACTGGCGCGCGGCGCGGTCAAGATAGCCGGGCAGCTTGTCGAGGCTGTCGGTGAACACCTGCACGTCACGCGCCTCGATCTTCCCGTCCTTGGCCATCTGGCCCAGCGCCTTCTCGAACGCGGCCTTGTAGCTGTCCTTGAAGTCGACGAAGCGGTTGCCGGTGCCAGCCAGGTCGGCCTGCGCGACCAGCTGCTTGTCGGCGCCCAGCGCGGCCTCGACCTGCTCGCGGATCTGCGCCTTGCGCTTCTCGACGTCGTCGGCCAGCTCGCCCGGCGCGGCCTGCTCGGCCGGGGTCAGGACGTCGAGGAAGCCGCTGTGGAATTCCTGCTGGCGCTCGACCTTTTCCGGGGTGTCGTCCAGGTTGACGATAAAGTATCGGTTTTCGCCGACGATCATTTCGCGCTCGACCGTGCCCATGCGGCCGGCGAAGCGGTTGGCGTCTTTCAGCGACACGCCCGCGACCGGGGCCTTGGTCAGGCGCTTGATGCGCACGCGCACGCCCACCTCGAGCGGCGCCGGACGTTCCGGCAGGGTGCCCAGGCGCTCGTGCACGGTGCGCAGGTATTCGCCGAGCTGGCCGCGCTGCTGGCCGATGAAGCCGACCGTGCCCGCCACCTTGGCGTCGGGGCCGACGAAGCCGGCCGCGCGCAGCTGCTCGGTGTAGGCGGTCGCCACCGGCGCGTACAGCTGGCCGCCGGCGATATACACCTCGCTGAAATTCTTGTCCTTGAAGTCGCTCACCATCACGCCTTCGGCGATCAGCTCCTGCTGGCGCGCGGGCGTCATCTTCTCGTCGTAGCTCGACAGGACGGCGCCGGCGCGCACCAGGCCGTGCTTGGCCGACAGGACGTAGACATCCATCGCGTTCTTCGGCATCCACTTGCGCAGGACGTCGAACATCGCGCCCTTGTACAGGTCGATCGCGGCGTGGCGGCCAGGCAGCTTTTCGTCGGTGCAGGCGATGATGAGCAGCGGCTTGGCTTCCTTCTCGTCGTAGACGTGGATGCGCTGCTGGTTCTGGACGACAGGCAGCGCCTCGGCGCGCTCGCGCTCGTAGCGGCGCACGGCGCCGTCGATGTACGGACGCACCTTGTCCGGGTCCATTCCCAGCAGTTTCTCGCGCAGCGCCGCGATCGTGTTCGGCCGGATGTGGTCGGGCAGACCCAGCTCGAGTTCCTTGTTGACCAGGTTGCCGGTGCCGAGCGAGATCCCGGCGATCGCGCGCTTTTCGTCCTCGGTGAAGGAGCGGGTCTTGCCCGGCTTGGCGGCTTCCTCGGTCTCGTCCTGCTTGCTGGCCAGCGCCTCGTCGATCCGGGCCTGCACCGCATCGGCGGTTTTCGCCACCTCGGCGGTGATCTGGACGTCGCGCGCCTTCTGTTCCTGATCGAACGCCTTGCGCTCTTTCTCGTCGAGCTGCTTGAGGGCGGCTTCCCTGGCCTTGCGGTGCTCGGCGGCGGCGCCCTTGTACTCGTCGGCCAGCGGCTGCAGGCGGGCGACGTCGGCGTCGTCGGTCAGCTTCTGGCTGGCCTGCTCCACCATGTCCCAGGCGAATTCAGCCTTGTCCTCCTCGAGCTTGGCGCGGTGCGCGGCGTCCCGTTGCTGGCCGGACGGCGGCGCTGCGGGTTCCTCTGGCTTCTGCTCCTGCTTGGCCGCCGGCACCAGGCCGCCGTCGCGCAGGTAGACGCTGCCGTTGCTGTCGACGTGTACGGCCGGATCGCGTTTCAGGATGTCGATCAGCGGACGCGCCGGCTTCATGATGTTCTTGGCCTGCAGGTTTTCCACCACCAGCTGGCTGGCCAGGTCGCGCTTGAACTGGTCCCAGGCCACGCCGTCCGGGTTCAGGCTGCGCACCTTGCCGTCGGCATCCTTGAGTTTCAGGTTCTTGTCCGAGATCGACTCGACGCTCTGCTGCTTGCCGTTCAGCTCGAACTTGTCGCCGACCTTCATGTTGGCGGCGGCGATGTTGGCCCAGGCGTGGTCGTTGTAGGCGTCCTGCTCGCTGGTGACGGCCTTCTGGAAGCCGAGCCGGCGGTTCGGGTAGTCGACCCCGGCCGGCTTGTCCTGCTGTGCATCAGGCGTGGCGGCCTTCGCTTCCGGCTTGGCCTTCTCCTCCTGCTGTGCGGCTGGCACCGGCCCGCCGTCGCGCAGGGACACCGCCTCGGCGCGCACGGCCTCGACGTACCTGGCCGAGTTGGCGTCGACCTGGTCGGCCTGCGCTTTCTCGCGCTCGGACAGTTCGTCGCCGCGACGGGCCAGGTTGCTGCGGTTCTTCGCGCTATGGAACAGGTTCATGTGCGCGGCCGACAGCTCGCCCTGCTTGTCCAGCAGCGGCTGCAGGCGGGCGCGCGCGGCGGCATCGGCCGGGTTCCACACGTCCAGCACCGCGTTGTAGGCGCGGCCGGCGGCGTGCCACCAGGCGCCGTGGTACAGCGCGGCCTCGACCGGGTCCTTCGGCGCTTGCGGGTCCTTCGACTGGCGCTTGCCGTCGACGACCTTGCTGGTCGCCTTGGTGCCCACGCCCGAATTGACGTCGAACGCGGCGACCGGCGCCGGGGCCTGGTCCTTGGCCGGTTCGGCCGGCGGCTGCTCCTGGGCGGGCGCCGCGGGCGCCTGCTCCTGCTGGCCGGACGGCTTGCCCCAGTCCTTGGCCGAGACCGGCTTGTCGGTCAGCGCGACCGGCGTCAGGCGGTGCTTGCCGTCACCGATCGTGTCGCTCTCGTACAGCTTGCCCTCGTGCTCGACGAACTGGCGCAGATCGGTGCCGAAGTTGCCGGCCGGGGCCTGCTCGCCTTCTGGCAGCGCCAGGCTCACCCACACGCTTTGCTTGCCCTGGGTGGAGCTGGTGACTTTGTAGGTGCGCCCGCCCATCTCGAAATACGGCGACTGCTGGATCTTCTCGGCGCCGGCCTTGAACTGCTCCGGGGTCGGATTCGGGACCTCGAGCGTGCCATCCTTCTGCTCGGGCGCGGCCGGGGCCTGCGGCTCGGGCTTGGCCGGCGCCTGCTGTTCCTGCGCCAGCTCGGCCTCGGCCTGGTCGAACGCCGCGTGCAGCTGGTCCTCGCTGAGGGCGGCGTCGTGCGCCGGCTGCGCGCTGCCATCCTGCGCCAGCGTCTGCTGCGCCTGGCTGTACGGAATGAAGCGCACGTCCGGGAACCGCGCCTGCAGGGCCGGGATCGCGGCGGCGACCGGATCGGACACCAGTACCGACCTGATGCCGTCGGCCAGCGTCTTGTTCCTATCGGACAACAGGATGAACGGACCATCCTTGTAGGCGCCACCCGAGGCGGTGCCCAGGCCGGCGCCGACGCCGGCGGCGGCGTCCCTGGCGACCGTCAGCGGGGCGGTGTCGAACTGGCGGTTCGGGTTGATGCCGTTGGCGAGGATGTTCAGCAGCTGGCCCATCGGGTTGCTCTTGGCCAGGCCGTGGGCGTCGTACTGCGAACCGACGTCGGGGGTCACGCCGCCGGACTCGTTCCAGGCGTCGAAGTGGTCGTGGTGCTGGCGCGTGACGACGCCGTCGGCGCCGGGCGCGAACTGGGTGGCGTTCCATGCCTGCACGACGTCCTTGTTTTCCGGCGCGTACAGCGCGCGCAGGCCGTCGTGCATGACGTCGGCCGTGTGCGGGCTGGCCGGCTGGGCTGGGGCCGGGATCTGCATGGCCGGGAAATACGCCGGGTTGTAGGCGGTGGTCGTGTTGCCGCCCTTGAGCCACTGCTTGAGGCCGTCGACGGTGGTGGCGGTGATGTTCTCGCCGCCCTGCCAGCCCTGGGTATAGTGCGCGTCATACGCCTTGCGGGCCTGTTCCTGGCTGTTATAGCCCAGCATGACCTTGTGCTCGTCGAATTCGCCGGTGTCCTGGTTGATCTGGTCGACGATGAAGACGTGGTGGCTGGCCGGGTTCGGACCGATATACGTGTCGACCGCATCGCCGTCGGCGCCCTTGGTGCCACGGATGTAGCCGTAGTGGTCCTGCATCTGGGTCGACCATGGCGTGCCATCCGGGTCCTTGCCCTCGCGGGTAGTGCCGACCGGGTTCTCGATCATCAGGTCGATGCCCTGCAGCTCGCCCTCGCCCTTCTTGTAGTTGCCGGCGTGCTTCTGCGCCTCGGACGGCGGCTTGCGGTCGTTCTGCTCGCTGGTGGCGGCCTGGTGCGCACCGGCGTCTAGCGCGGCGGCGGCGGCCGGGTCGATGCGGGTGATGTTCTCGATCGGGATGCCTGCGGTCGAGCCTTCGACCATTGCGTACCTGCCGCTGGGCGAGAACCCGGTGATGCGGGTGCCGCCCTCGAACATGTCCTCGCCGTTCAGCGTCACCTGCACCTGCTCGCCGACCTGCAGGCCGACCGGCGCGGCCGGGGCCTGCGCGGCGGCGGGATCGACGGCCGGGGTGGCGGCGTCGGCCGGCGGGGCTGCGGCGCCCTGCTCGAGCGCCGGGTCCTGGACCGGGCGCACACCGAACGCGCCGGCCTGGACCGGGTGCGGCACGACCTCGTGCGGGATGCCGGTGGTGCGGGTGCGGTCGTCGGCCTGCTTCTGCGCGGCCTCCTGGCGCATCGGCAGCATCGGGGTGGCCAGGCCGGCGGCGGTGGCCATCGGCCCGGCGGGCGGGGCGCCCATGTCGGCGCCGGCGTCGGGAGAGTCGAGCGGGTCGATGCCCGGCTGGGTGGCGGCCGGCGCGGCCGGGATCGCGGCCGGGTCGGCGAACAGCGAACCATCCAGCGTCAGCGGCCTGTTGGCCGAGATCGCGCGGGCGGCGTTGACGCGGAAATTCGTGGCGGCCTGCTGGTCGACCTTGGCGATCTCGGGCGCGATCTCGGCGGCAATGCGGGTGCGCTGCTGCTGGTCGGCGTCGGCCGAGGTCAGGACGTCGTTGCGCTGCTGCTGGCGGTGGGCGTTCACGCCCATGCCGGCCAGGCCGAACGGCGCCAGCAGCGCGGTCATGCCGATGGTCGGCAGGATCGCCTCCTTGGCCGCGTCCCACGGCTTCTTGTCGTCGATGCCGTAGCGCGCCTCGGTGTAGGCCTCGGCGGCGTTCTGGCCCATTTCGGTGCCGACCTCGCCGATCATGGTCTCGGGCAGCTGGTGCAGCCAGGGTTTCAGCACCTTGGTGTTGGTGGCGCCCTGCAGCGCCTGCTCGGCGGCGGTGCCGGTGGTCTTGCCGATCGCGCGCCCGGCCAGGCCGAACATCTTGCCGCCGAGATAAGTGCCGGCCGTCTCGCCGAACCACTCCTCGGCGCCGGTCTCGCGTGCGGCGGCCAGGGCGTCCGCCTCGGGAAGCCCCTTGGCGCGCGCCTTTTCCAGCGTTTCCTGGGCCTGCGCCATGCCGGCCGGGGCCGAACCCAGCACGGAACCGGCCAGCAGGGCGGCGCCCTCGGGCGCACCGACCCCGGAGGCGATCAGGCCAACCCCGACCGCCGGCAGGATCGACTGCGGGATCATGCGCGCGCCCGAGGCGAGCGTGTTGGTCACGACACCGTGCTGGGCCTCCTGCGGCTGCAGGTCGGGCCGCTTTTCCTGCTCGCGCCCGTAGTCGGCGATGCTCTTGCCGATCTCGTAGACCTTGTTGCCGGGGTCCGAGGTCCACTGGATCGCCTGGCCCGCCATCTTCGGCAGGTCCGACACCGCGCCGGCCTTGAGCTGGTTCAGGACCTCGCCGACCGCCCCGCGCCGTTCGACACCCGCTGGCAGGTCGTACTTGTCGAAGTAGTTGCCCTTGGCGCTGTGCTGGTCGTACTTGTCGAAGTAGTTGGCCTTCGGCGCCGCGGCTGCCGGCGCGGGCGCGGCGGGGTCGAGCGGATTCGGGACCAGCGTCGGCTTGGTATCGTCGGACATTGCGTATTTCTCCTAGATGGCGCGCGGGCGCGCCTGCGGATCGGTCATGGATACCATCGGCCACTGCTGGGTTCGGGTGCCGACAGCATAGCTCGCAGGGTGGCTCCAAGTCAGCGGGTTGACACGCCCCCCCTGGGCGAGGTAGGACAGCGCGCGCACGCCTTATTTCTTGTTGCTGGCGGCCGCGTAGGCAGCGGGGCCGTACTTGGCGAGGAACTCCGGGGCCAGCGCCGGGTTCGCCTTGAGATCGGCGATCGCCTGCGGGTCGGCCGGCGGGTAGACGCGGTCGGCCGGGTGCTCCAGCCACTCGTTGGTATCGCGCCGGTAGGCGCGCTGCGGGCGCTGCATGCCGGAGGCGTCGAAGCCGCCGCCGATAGTGACGAGGTTGTGGTCGAATTTCTGCGCCTCGGCCGCGATCTTGGCCGCCTCGACGCTGCCGCCAGCGGCGATCTGGTGGCCGCGGTTGGCGTACTCGCCCTGCAGCGCGGTCTTGGCCATGTCGGCGCCGTGCGGGTTCACGGCGAAGCGCTGGGCCTGCTGCGCATTGCGCAGGTACTGCGAGATCACGCCGTCGCCGCCGGCCAGCACGTTCGACGGCACGTAGTTGGTGCCGTCGAGCAGAAGGCCGTTGTTGTCGACCTGCACGCGCGAGGCCATGGCCGGGTTGGCCTGCACCACCGCCTGGTAGGCCTCGTAGTTGGTGCGCATCCTGGCGGGGTCGGCCGCCTTGCCGTCCAGCGTCACGCCACTGGCGTTGTCCAGCGCCACGCGGTTCGTGAGTTCAGGGTGGCGCTCGAGGGTCCCGCGCAGGTTGTTATAGGCTGCCTGGGTAATGTCCGCCCCGCCGAAGCCTGGCACGACCATGTGGGTGGTGCCGTCCGGGTCGATCACCTGCACCATGCCGGCCAGCGGGTTGCGCACGTCGCGCGCCGGCCCGGCAGCAACCTGGGCCGGTGCAGACTGGGCGCCGCCACCGCCCATGCGTCCCGTCACCTGGGCGCCGTACTGCAGGGTATCCGGGGCGTTCGGGTTCCTCGGGTCGCGCACCGCGATGCCCTGGCGCGCCTTTGCCATGCCGCCCGGCCCGCCGTAGTAGCCGGCCGCCGCCAGCGCCGGGTCGCCACCGGCGGCGTCCCACATCTGCTTGGCGTAGCGGATGCCGGCGCGCATGTTGTGGTCGGTGTTCTTGATGTCCCAGCCGGCGTCGGCCATGTCCTTGAACGTGCCCGGCCGGACCTGCATCGGGCCGACCGCGCCGCGGTTGCTAGTCGGGGCGTTGGTGCGGCTGGTGTTTTCCTGTCCGTGCAGCGAGCGTGCGAAGTTGACAAAATTGGGATCGGCGGCGCCCTCGGCCGCCAGTGCCGCCTCGAACTTCGGATTGGCGGGCGCCACGCTGGCGCGGGCGGCGTCGGCCACCGGGCCGGCATTCTCCTGCTCGCCCTGCAGCTGGGACAGCATCTGCTGGTACTGCTGCTCGATGCCATCGCGCCGTTCCTGGCGGCCCTTGAAGGCGGTGATGCGCTCGCGGTCGGCGTCGGAGGGGCCATTGAAGCGGCTTTTCGCCTCGTCGTACTGGCGCACCAGGCTGGCGTCGTCGACCTGGGTCGAGGTATTCGCGGCGCCGTCGACCGAGACCGCGCGGATGATCGGCTTGCCGACCTCGTCCTTGCCGACGGTGACGTTCTTGTACACCTTGCCGTCCTGCTCGAAGGTGGCGCCGGCGTCCGGGCGGCCGTCGATCACGCTGACGCGGTCGAGCAGCTTGCGGTCGGCTTCGCTCGGCTGGTGGACCGTGATCTGGCCACGGTCGCGGGTTTCATAGGTGGTGGTGCCGTCCTTGTGGTTGTCGGTCTGGTAGTAGGCGGCGGTCGGGTCCTGCGCTTCCTCGTTGTCGATCGTGCCGAGCGCCTCGTCGCGCGCGTTGGCGGCCATCGCGCTCATGTTCGGGCGCGCCGGCGCGGCGGCGGTCCTGGCCGGTGCCGCAGCCGGTTTCTCGGCCGGCTTGGCGGTCTCGGCCGGCTTGGTGGCAGGGGTCGCAGCAGGCGCGGCAGCAGCAGGCGCGGCAGCGGCGGGCGCCGCGGCGGCGGCGGGCTTGGCCGGCGTGCCGGCGTTGGCGGCCCTGGCCTTCTCCAGTTCAGCGGCCAGCACCGGGTGGCGCACCAGCTGGTCGCCGAAGATTTCCTCCATCGACTTGTCATAGCCGAGCGCAGCCCGCGAGTGGCCAGGAATGAAGTGGTCGAAGAAGTGCGCGATGCCCGAGCCGGTGTCCATCAGCGCTTCCTTGCCGCCCTTGAGCAGGCTGCGGCCGGCCATCGACAGATCGCCATGCGCGAGCGCATCCAAGGTGCCGCCTGCGGACGAATCGACACCCGGCCCGCCAGTGACCTGGGAAGCGAGGGTCGGTTCCTTCAGTTTGTAATCGTTGAAGCTGTTGATGACCTGCGCGCCGGCGGCGGCGACGCCTGCACGGCCGAGCAATACCCGGTTCGTGCCGGCGAACTTGCCGACGTTGTAGGCGGTGCGCGCCAGGCGCGAGGCGTTGGCGCCGGCCCCGGCCTCTGCGGCAGGTGCGACGGCACCGGCGGCGCGGCCGGCGGCACCGGCGACACCGGCGCCCATGCGCTGCTGGGCGGCGGCATCGGCGATGGTGGCCGCTGGCGGCGGCGTGCCGGCGCCCGCTGGCGCACCTGCTGGCGCGGCGCTGCCCGCCGGGGTCGGGGGCAGGCCGACGCTCGCGCGCAGCGAACCGACGTCCGGTCGCGCGGTGGCGGGAATGCCGGTCGAGGTCGCGGCGGGCAGCTGGCCAGGTGGCGCGCCGGGAACCCGGGTCGGCACCGGGCGCCCGCTGGCGTCCCGGATGCCGGCGGCAGGCGGCTGGCCGGCGGCGGCCGGGGCCGCAGCGGGGCTGACGGCCGGGGCGGCAGCAGCCGGGGCCGGTGCGCCGGCGCGGCCGCTGGCACCGGCGACACCGGCGCCGACGCGCTGCGCCGCGGCGGCCGGGTTGGCAGCGGCCGGGGCCGGCGCCACTGCCTGCTGGGCGGCCTGGGCAATGCTGCCGCCACCCATGCGGGCGCGCAAGGCCTGGTCGGCCGCGCTCGGGCCGGCGGCCGCGCGGGCGGCCAGTTGCTCGCGCAGCGGCGACGGGGCCGACGGGTTATTCACATTGGCGTTCAGGCGCTGGGCGACCGCCTGGGCGTCGGCCTGGGCCTGCGGGGCACCGGCGGTGATCTGCTGGCGCAGGTTCGGCCCGGGCGCGGCGGCCGGTGGTGCGCCGGCGTTCAGGCGCGCCTGCACGGCTTTCGCGTCGTTCTGGGCCTGCAGCGAGTTCTTCACCAGGTCGTCGCGCAGGGACGGGTTGATGTTGCCGGGCTGGACGACGTCGGTCAGGGTCGGCGGCGCCAGGCGCTGGGCGACGGCGCGGGCCTGCTCCTGCTGCTGCGGGGCGGCCGCGGTGAGCTGCTGGCGCAGCGGCGCTTCGGCCGGGGCGGCGCCGGCCGCCATGCGCTGGGACACCGCGCGCGCGGCGGCCTGCTGCTGGGGCGCGGCATTGGTGAGCTGCTGACGCAGGTCGGGCGCGGGCGCGGCCTGGCGCGCGGCGACGTCGGCGATGCGCTGGCGCACGGCATCGGTGCTGGCCTGTGCCTGCGGCTGGGCGGCGCTGATGCGCTCGCGCAGGTTCGGCTGTTGCGGACGCTCGCTGGCTTCGATCAGGTCATCGGGGTTCGGCATGGTCGGGTCCTCGGTTTATGGTTTGTGGTTGAAGATGTGCTGGTTCGACACTTCAAACCGGGTGGAACTGCCCACCGACAGCGAATTGCGCACCTCGGTGCGGCGGTCGTTCGTCATGGTCTGCGAATGGACGTTCGACACGCTGTTGTTAATCGACTCGCTGATGGTCTCGTTGTCGCTGAAGGTCTTGCTGTCGTTGTACGACGAGGTCCCGCCGGTGGTGTTCGCGAAGGTCGTCGAGTGATTGTTCGAGGCCGTGTTCGCCGTCGAGATACTGTTGGTGGTCGAGACCACCTTGTTCTGGCTGGTCGAGTCGCTGGTCGAGTCGCTGGTGCTGTGCGAGAACGAGTTCGACACGTGCACCGAACTGATGCGGGCGGCGGCGATCTGGGCGTCGGCCTGCGCCCCGGCCAGCTGCGCGGCTTGCGCGGCCTGCTGTCCCAGCAGCGTGGCGCGGGTCAGGATGCCGCCGCTGGCGATGGCGGCCATCTGGATCGCGTTCTGGGCCTTGATGATGATGCCCTGCATGTCGGCCTGGATGCCGGTGCTTTTGGCGGCGACGTGGGCGCCGCTCGCGTACTGCTCGGTCTGCGCCACCAGTCGCTCGCCGCTGGCGGTCAGGCTGGCGGCCTCGGTGCGGGTCTGGGCCGTCGCCTGCACGATCTGGCTCTTGTAGGTCTCGATCGAGAACTCCTGCTGGCGCACCTGCAGGCTGGCCGCGGCCGCCTTGTCCTGCACCAGCGCGCCGTAGGCCTGGATCTGCGAGGTATACCCGGCCACCTCGGCGCCGAACAGGTCGAGCTTGGCGTGCTCGTTCTGCAGCTGCGCCAGGTAGCCCTGCACCGCCAGCGCCGATCCCTTGGCGCGCGCGGCGGCGCCCTCGACCTGGCTTTTGTACAGCTCGGTGCGGTTCTTGTTGTTGGCCACCGCCAGCGAGACCGCGGAGACGCGCGCCCGGTACACCTCGGCCAGCGCTTTCACCCCATCCACCTGGGCCGTGTACTGCTGGGCCAGCTGGACGTTGAGCTGGCCGCGCGCCTTGACCGCTTCCAGTTCGGCCTTGTAGAGGTCGAGGCGGGACAGGACGGCGGTCAAACGGGCCTTGAACACCTCGGCCTTGGCGCCGAAGGCCTGGACGTCGGCCTGGTACAGGTTGACGCGGGCGTCGAACAGCTGCATCGCGGCCTCGATCCGGTAGCGGGCGGCGTCCAGGGCGCGCTGCTGGACCTGGTTGTACAGGGCGATCAGGTGGCCTTCGAGCTGCATCGCGTTGGCGAACGCGAACGCGAAGTTCGACACCTGCATGCGGGCCTGCGCGACCATCAGCTCGCGGCTGGCGTCGCGGTCGTGCTCGATGCCGGCGTTGACGGCGCCCTGCAGCAGCCGCGCCAGCTCGCCGCCGGGCAGATTAAAGCCGCGCGCGGCGACCTGCGCGCTGGCCTCGTCGAACCCGCGGGCGCCGGCCGCGGCGGCCTCGTCGACGCTCTTGTCCCAGATGCGCTGCTCGACTTCAAGCGGCAGCGCCGACCAGGCGCCGTTCACCAGGCCGAGCAGGCGGCCGTTGAGGTCGGCCAGCAGGTCGGACTGGTACTCGATCTCGGCCCAGGTGAATTCCAGCTCGGGCGGCAGGATCGGCGCGGGGGCGTCGTCGGTAAAGGTCGGCACCTCGAAGGTGGGGGCGTCCGGCAGCGCCAGCGCGACCAGGTCCGGCACCGGCGGCAGCGTGAAGTCCGGTTCGACCGGGGCGCCGACGTCGGCCAGCTCGAGCGGGGCCGGCACCGGCAGGTCGAACGGATCGGGCAGCGGCACGTCGATCAGCAGCGGCGGCACCAGGTCGTAGGGCGGCGGCGACACATCGCCCAGATTCAGCGGCGGCGGCGCCGGCGGCAGCACCGGCGGCGGCGGCAGCTGCACCGACATGTCGCCAGGGGCCGCCGGGCCAGTGCCGGCCTCCAGCGTCACCGGGGGGATGTCGAGGGTCGGGTGGACGATCGGTGGCAGCGACAGGTCGATCGCCGCCAGCGCCGCGATCGCGGCATGGCCGAGCGTCATCGCCTGGTTGGTCAGGTTGCCGGACGCCTCGCGCAGGGTGTCGCTGAGTTCGCGGACGGTGGTTTCCTGCGCCGGCGGCGGCGGCGGCGTGAACGGCGGCAGCGGCGGCAGCTGGTCCAGCGGCGAAGGGATCACCTCGATCGCGGTCGGGGCGTCGGTGGCGGTCGGGTCGACGGGAGTGGTGGTGTCGGTCATGGGCGTCCTCGTCAGTCGCGGTGCGTGGTGCGGTCGACGCGCTCGAAGGAGCTGGCGAAGCCCCAGTTGTTGTTGGAGCTGGTGGTCGCGGTGTAGTGCAGCGCGGTCGAGTCGTTGTTGTTGGTGCTGTAGGCGGTGCTGATGGTGTTGCTGTGGCCGTGGTTGAAGTGGCGGCCGGCGACGTTGCTGATGACCTTGTTGAACGTGTTGCCCGAGACAATGCTCTGGCTGTCGTTGAGGCTGACGCCGGTGCTGGTCGAGTTGATCGAGCTGGTGCTGTTGACGGTACTGCTCGAGGTGTTGATGCTGTTGCTGCTCGAGCGCGAACTGGCTTTGCTGATCATGGTGTGGATGGTGGTCATCGAGGCCGAGGCGGCGCCGATCTGGCCGGCGATCTGGGCCGCCGAGCGGGCCGCCTGCTCGGTCATGCGGGTCTGGATCTCGGTCGCCGCCAGGTTCTCGCGGGCCGTCTCGACCCCGATCTGGGCCGCGCCGATCGCCGCCTCGGCAGTGACCTGGGCGACCTTGACCCCGGCCTCGGCGTTCTCGATCGCCGCGCCCTGGCCGATGACGAAGGCGCGCACCTGCGCGCTGTACAGGCTGGCGGTGGCGCGCAGCTGCTCGATGGCGGCGTCGGCGCTGGCGCGGTAGCCCTCGGTCTGGGCGCGCAGGTTCTCGATCGGCAGCTCGATGGTTTCCTTGACCGCCAGGTCGATCAGGCTGCTCTTGGCCCGCACCAGCGCCTCGAAGCCGCCCACGCGCGAACGGTAGGCGCCGACCTGCTTGTCGAACAGCGCCGCCTTCTCGGCCTGGCCGCGCACGCTGGCGGCGTAGCGCTCGTAGTCGTTCTGCATCGCCGCCACCTGCGCCTCGTAGGCCTGGATGCGCGCGTGGTACTGGTCGGCGCGGGCCTTGTTGGCGTCCGCCATCTGCTGGGCTGCCTCGACCTGGGTGCGGTAGGTGTCGGCGACCACCCGGACCCCGCCAATGCGGGCCTGGTAGATCGCCAGCATCTGGCCGTTGACCTCGCCGCGCACGAGTGCCGCCTCGATCTGGGCGCGGTACACGGTGACGCCGGCCAGCGCCTGCTGCAGGCGGGCCTTGAACACCTCGGCCTTCATGGCAAACGCGCTGACGTCGGCGCGCATCAGGTTGACGCGCGCGTTGAACAGCTGGATCTCGGTGGCGATCACGGCCTTGGCCGCTTCCAGCGCGCGCTGCTGGACCGCGTTGTGCTTGTCCAGCAGGCGCGCTTCGGCCGAGATCGTGCCCTCGATCGCAAAGCGCAGGTTCTGCTGGGCCAGGTTGGCGCGTTCGACGGCGACCGCGCGCGCCAGGCTGGCGCTGCGCAGCAGGCCGCCGTGGGTTGCCTGCTGCACCATGCGCGTGAGGGTGCCGTCTGGCATCGCAAACCCGCGCCGGCGCAGCATGCGCTGGGCCTCGCCGACGGCGCGCCGGGTCAGCAGCTGTTCGCGGGCGGCGCCGCGCTCCCACAGCGCCTGTTCCAGCTGCGGGTCGATGCCGGTTGCGGCCTCGTCCACCAGCAGCTGGCCGAGGCGCACGTTGATCGTGTTCAGCAGCTGCGAGTTGTACTCGACCTCGTGGTAGACCAGCGCGGCGTCGGGCGCGTCCGGGCGCGCGCCGAGGCTGGCGTCGAACTGCGGCAGCTCGATCGCCGGCGCGTCCGGGATCGCCAGTTCGAGCAGGGTCGGGGCTGGCGGCAGCACGAAGTCCGGCGGCGGCGGTGCGCTGACGTCGAGCAGCAGCGGCTCGTCCGGCATGATGACCGTGATCGGGTCGGGCAGCTCGAGGTCGGCGATCGCGGGCGCCACCAGGTCGTACACCGGCAGCGGCGGCAGGGTCAGGAAGCTGCCGCCGCCGGCGCCGGTGGGCAGCGGCTCCGGCATCGGCGGGAAGTTGCCGGTGTCCAGCGCGCTGGACGGCGCCGCGGCCAGCGCCTGCTGCGACAGCGTCACCGACGACGTGGTCTGCTGGCCCATCGGGCTGAAAGCGTGCAACACCATGCCCAGGCTGCCGAGGGCGTCGAGGGCGGCGCCCTGGGCGTCCTGCGAGGCGGCCAGGAAACCGTCGACGATGCGGGTGGTCTCGGCGCTGTTGTCGGTGGCGGTCCAGTCGCCCGGGTCGTGCGGTTCGACGCCGACCGGGGTGATGCTGGCGCCGCCGCCGCTGTTGGTCTGGGTCGGCGGCGCCGGCGGGAACGCCGGCATGCCGGACAGGGAGGTCAGCGCGATCAGGGCTTCGAGCGGCGCCAGCGGCAGCGGCGCCGGCAGCGGCTGCGGCAGCGGCGCCTCCGGCGGGCTGTCGGGGTCGAGGCTGGTCGGGTCGAAGAGGGTCGGGTCGTACGTCATGGGCGCTCCGCGAAAAAAGGGTCAGCAGCAGCTGGTGGTTTGCGGCGGGTCGGCGAAATACACGCCCTGGCCGTTGTCGAAGAAGAAGGTGCCCTTGACCGCGGTGATCGAGATCCCGACGCTCCTGCGGCAGGCGTCACGCGCCTGCACCCGGTACGGGTAGTACCAGAACAGTTCCGGCTGGTACGGGCTGGCGTAGGGGTTGCCGAACGAGTCGGTCTGGTCGGTGTAGTCGTAGTCGTCGACGCTGCTGACCAGCGGCACCGCTTCGAGCGCCATGCCCATCGCGTCGAGGCACCAGATTTGCGACTTGCTGACGCCCCCCAGCATGTCCTGCAGGCCGCCCTCGCCGCCGGGGTCGCTGATCTTGACCTGGCCATACACCCCGGCGCTGGCCGCCTCGAACACCCGGAACAGCGCATACGCCATGTACTCGGCATACTCGGTCTGCTCGGGCTGGGACGGGCCGTAGACGGTGAAGTAGATGTCGAACGGCAGGCGGTCGTCGCCCGGATTGCCGTAGGTGCCGCCGCCGAGGATCGGGGCCAGGTCGGCCTTGCCCTGGTCGATCCAGCGCGCGCTGCCGCCGAGCGGGTCGATCGCCAGGTACTGCGGCGCGAAGTTCGGCCCGACCGGGTTCGGCCCGCCGGCGTGGCTGCAGGGGTCGGGATCGTCGACGCCGTACGGGAGGTAGGCGTACTCGCGGTCGTCGGCGCTGGCCACGGTGGTGCTGAAATTGAGCGTGATGGCCTCGGTGCCGCGGCCCAGGCGCACCTCGATCTCGATGCTGGTGTTCAGGGTGGTGTCGACCGGCTTCATGTACTGGTCGTAGTCGCTGGTAGCGCTGCGCCGACCCAGCCCGCTGGGGTCGCCCGCGTACAGCGGGATCTCCTCGCCGGCGCGGGTCGAGCGCAGCTGCGGGGCGTCGTCGAAGATGTGCACGGCGAGCACGTAGTCGCCGGGCAGCAGGGTGTTGCGCATGCCGAGCTTTTCCAGCGCGCGGCGCGCCGCCAGCACATGCGGGCGGCTTTCGACCGGCTCCTCCTGGTCGTCCTCGTCGGGATCGCAGACGTACACGATGTCCCACAGGCGCGGCGCGATCGGGTAGGAGCCGTGGATCTGGCGGTCGCCGTAGTTGCGCACCTGGGCGCCGGTCTGGTCGTCAGCCAGCGGGTCGTACGGCAGCCAGCGGGTCAGGTCCGGCTGGTTCTGCACCGTGGCCCAGGTGCTGAAACAGCGCAGGCCGTTGGCCGAGGTCTCGAATTCGCCCTCGTCGACGTTTTCCGCCACCGAGATATGGTGGGTGCCGGGGATGATGTTCAGCTGCGAACCGCCGCTGGCGTACCAGAGGTCGTAGCTGCTCTGGACCGCGCCGTGGACGTCGTCGGAAAAGGTCAGCGGGAACGCGGTATCGGCCGTGTAGCTGCCGTCGTCGGACGAGACCAGGTTGATGCCCTTGCCGCACCACACGGCGGTCGAGCTGATGATGCCGCGCAGCGGGTGCTCGCCGTCCCACAGCGGGCCGGAATCCGGCTCGACCATGATAGCATTCACGGCGTACCAGGGCACGTTGGCGTTGGTCGAGCGGATGCCGACCCACAGGTAGTCGCTGCGTTCCTTCTTGCGTTCCTCGTCCTCGTCCTCGACCTCGCGCAGCTTGACCGGCGGCAGCGGCGGCGGCTCGTCGACAAAGCCTCCCTCGGCGTCGATGTGGCGCCAGGAGAAGTTGGCGGGGGCCTCGGCGTGCGCGCTGTGGACGCCGGCCGGCGCGTCGGGCAGCGGCAGCGGGGTCTCGATGCGCACCGTGTGGGTGCCGTTGTTGGTGATCGCGGTCAGGCGGGTGCCGTCCTCGAGCATGTGGACCTGCTGGTGAAAGCCGCCGTCCTCGCCGTTCCTGATGCGCTCCTCGACGCCGGAGGCGTTCAGCATCCGGCCCAGCAGCCGGCGGCCCTCCAGGCTGTACGACATCGCCAGCTCGGGGTCGCCGGCCAGCTGCATCTGCACCAGGCCGCCGAACGGCCGGACGTCATCGGGGTCACGCTTGCTCATACGCTGCGCGAGAGCGGCGCCACGTTCAGGCCGAGGCTGGCCAGCTCGAACTTGCCGCCATTCGTGTTGGCCAGGCGCCACTGCCAGTAGCGGCCGTCGACGCCGCGCCCGAACTTCACACGCGTGCCATGCAGCGCCTCGCCGGCCTGGCGCGGCGCCAGCCGGTAGGTGTATTCGTGGTGTTCGTCGGTGACGAGCGTCATTTCCATCTCGCCGCCGGCGCGGTAGCCGACATAGGCCGCCTCGATCCGTTTCCGTTCGCTGCTGCCGAGGTCGCTGGTGCCGGACACGACCTGCGCGTCGATCGGCGCGCCCAGGTCGGTGTCGCCCATCAGGGCGACGATGCCCTCACTGGTGGCGGCCAGGGTCACGCCGGCGAACTGCGCAAAGCTGTTGGCGCTCAAGCCGTCGTAGCGGGTCACGCCTTTCAGGCGGGTGTTCAGCACCAGCGCGACGGTGTGCGGGCGCGTCAGGCGCACGGTCGACGCGCTCAGCGAGAACGCCGGCAGCAGCAGGTTGGCCGCGCCGATCAGCTCGCCGAAGCCGCTGCCGCCGGGGTCGCCCGCGCTGCCGTTGGCGCCGGCCGCGTACAGCGGCAGGGTCAGCAGGGCGTGCGCCACGGTGCCGCTGGCAGCGCTCGCCTGCAGGGTCAGCGGATTCAGGGTGATGCTGGCGGCAAGCACGCTGTCGGTGCTGCCGCGGGCGGCCAGCTGCAGCAGCGGCAGGCGCACATCGCCGGCGCTGCTGCCGTCCTGGTAGCTGGTGCCGGCCGCGTTCCACCGGGCCAGCGCCAGCAGGCCGTGCGACAGGCTGCCGGCCAGGCCGCCGGCGTCGGTCTGGAACGGCGGCAGCGCCAGCGCGGCGTGGTCGACACCGCGCGCGTCGAGCGAGAATGGCGCCAGCGCCAGGCTGCCCGCCTGGGCCAGGGCGCCGGTGATGGCGGTGCCGGCCAGCTGCAGCTGGGCCAGCTCGAGCGCCGCCTGCATCGCGCCGGTGCCGGTGAAGGCGGGCAGGTCGAGGCGGCCGTGGACGGCACTGCCGCCGACCGCCGTCGCGCTCAGCTGCAGGTGGCGCAGCGTCATGCCGTCGGCGCTGCCGCCGCTGGCGCTGAACGGTTCCAGCCACAGGACCAGGCCGAGCGGCTCGAACAGCTGGCCGGCGATGCCGGTGGCATTGGCCAGGTACGGCGGCAACGGCAGCGCCGACTCGAGTGATCCTTCGAGGTGGAAAGGGGTCCTTTCCTTCGGGTTCAGGTCGCCCAGGTAGAGGTTGCCGTCGATCGCCATACCGGCCTCGCCTTACGCGCTCGGCAGCGTGATCGGGAACGACGCGATGGTCTGCGTGGCGCCCGCGGTGAGGGTGGTGCTGGACATGTTCAGCTGGGCGCCCGAGGTGGCGATCGCACCGTCGATGCGGACCTGGGCGGCCAGCGAGTCGACCACGCCCGAGTCGGCGACCGAGCCGGTGAAGCGGAACCAGCCGGCGGTGCCGGACGCGACCGCGACCCCCGACCATGCCTGGCTGTCGAGTTTGGAGACGACGCCGCCGCTGGACTCGCCGAATTTCAGGCCGTTCACGGCCGTGACGCCGCCGGACAGGGCGGCGACCGTGGCGGTCAGGGTGGTGACGCCGGCGGCGATGGTCAGCCCGTTGGCGCCGGCGCCCATGCCGCGCGGGGCGGTGATGGTGACGACCGCGCCGCTGCTGGTGGCGGTGTAGTCCGGCACCGAGCGGGCCGCGTTGATGGCGCTGGCCAGCGCCGCGGCGGTGGTATTCAGGTCCGTGTTGAACGCGACCGGGGCGTCGATGATGGCCACGCCGCCGACGGTCAGGCTGTCGACCGAGCCGCTTGATCCGGACAGGGTGACGGTGCCGGTCGCCAGCACCTCGGCGGTACGGGCGCCCGAGCTGGCGGTGACGGTGCACAGCAGGGTGCCGGTCGGGGCCGCATCGGCGCTGGCCGGCTGGGCGCCGGAATAGATCTGGATCTGGCCGTTCTGGAAGGCCCCTTTCAGGGAACCGGCCGCATTGATGAAGTCGCGCGCCGCAGTGCTGAGCCGCAATGTCATGGTGAATCTCCTTGGTAGACCCCTCAAGCGGGGCGAAAAAAAAGCCCCGCGGAGGCGGGGCTAGGGGGGAAACGGGAAAGAATCCGGTACTGAACCCGGTTCAGTGCTGAATTGAGGGCTTGACAGCGTTGAACGCTGTGCTAGGAATCGAGCGCCAACAGGTAGTGGTGGGCCTGGCCGCTGCGCAGCAGGGCCGCGCCATGGCGGGCGGCGGGCAGCTGGTAGCTGTCGCTGGTGAGGTTGAGCAGGGTGCCGTCGGGCAGGCCGAGCAGGATGCCGGCGCCGGTGGCGAACATCACGGCGTGCTGGCCGCTCAGCTGCGCATTGCCGAGGATCTCGCCGGCATCGCCGCTGGTGAGCGAGCCGGGCAGCACGACGGCGTCGATCTTCTTGACCAGGGCGTTGTCGGCGAAGCTGGCGCCGGACAGGAACCAGACGGCTTTTCTGGTGCCGACGAACAGGCCGCTGTCGACCGCGGCCAGCAGCAGGATCTCGCTGGCGTCGATCGCGCGGTAGTCGCGCAGGTCGCAGTGTTCATAGGACAGCGCGCTGGTGGCGAACAGGTGTTCGCCCTGCGCGATGTAGATCCGGCCGCGATGCAGCGCCAGGCTGGTGCCGCTCGGCGGCGCGTCGAGCCACTGGGTGGCCAGCGGCAGCGAGCGCGGCCCGCCGACGTAGGTGAACTCGGCGTCCTCGACGTTGACCTCGGCGGCCTGGAACAGCGTCTCGCCGTCGGCCTGGCTCAGGTACAGGACCGCGCGCACGATGGCCGGGTCCCTTGGCACCGACCAGGTGAAGCGGATGCCGCTGCCGGCTGGCAGGTCGATGCGCTGGGCCTGGCCGCAGCCGGACTCCTGGCCGTCCTCGCGCAGCAGCGTCATGGCGAACAGGTAGACGCCGGCGGGCAGCACCCCGGTGGTGGCGCTGGCGGCGACGTCGGTCAGCTTGAGGTCGATGCCCCAGCTGCGCACGTAACCGTCCTGGTAGACCGCCGAGGACAGCCCGTTGCTGTGGTAGACGCGGTTGCCGACCGTGACGTAGGCCATCGGGGCGTCGTCCAGGCCCATCGCCACCGCGGTCGGGACCATTTCGCGGTCGAGCCGGTACATGGTCTCGTCCTGGATATACAGGCAGTGTTCGCCGTCCGCGTAGAGGGAGTGGGCGCTGCCTGGGATCATCAGGGTCTGGCCGCTGCGGCGCGCGATGCGGCCGCTGTCGTCGATGTCGACGTTGACGGCATCAACCAGGTCGACCAGCGGGTCGTCGCGGGTGGGCAGCGCCTGCAGGCGCTCGACGGCCTCGGTATTGACGATGCCCCGGAAGCCGGTCAGGAGGACGGGTTTCACTGGACGGTCCAGAGCGCGACGAGGGACCACAGGACGGCGCCGAACAGGACCCCGCGCCAGAACGCGCACACCGGGCAGCGCGAGGACAACGGCAGGGTCACGTCCCACAGGACGTCGAGGACCTTGTCGACCATGCGGTCCCAGGCCTTAGCGAGCCGCGCGTACATAGGCGTTCCACAGCAGGATGAGGAACACGGCCTGTTCCAGGGTGCAGCCGCAGTTTTTCTTGGGTCGCAGTACAGCTTGCATGGTGTTCCTCCTTGGGTGGTTTGAATGGTTCGAGGTGAACTCGACCCGGCTTGACTGTTAAATCCGCGCCAGCAATCAGTAGGTGCCGTCGTCGTCCATCTGCTCGTGGGCGATCCAGTTCTCGTCGATCGCCGAGGATTTCTTGCCGAACTCCTGCTCGAACAGGGCCAGGCTGTCGGCGGCCTTCTTCGGGTCGTTGGCCTGCGAGTCCTGCTTGCTGTACGCGCGGTACAGCATCCAGTGGCGCAGCGAGCGGTGGAAGCGCGGAGCGATCTCGGGGCTGTCCTCGAGGCTGCGCATCTCGACCAGCGGCGTGCGCACCACCGTCAGCCACAGGCTGTCGTCGACGGCGGGGGCCGGGTACAGCATCAGGGCGCCGGTCTGGTAGTCGGGCACGAAGCCGATCGGCTGGCCGGCGGCGGCGTCCTCCCAGTACGGGTTGTGGGCGTCGAGGTCGCGCAGGGTGATGCGGCGCAGCGGGCGGTGGCCGGGCATCTTGGCGCGCCGCACGAACACGACCGCCGGGTGCAGCTGGACGATGCCGCCATCGGCCGCCAGCATGTCGATCCGCGCCACCGCGCCGCTGGAGTCGACCAGCAGGCGGGCGCGGCGGCAGGCCTCGTTCTCGGCGTCGTTGGCGAACTCCGTGACTTCCTCGTCGCTCCACAGGTACGGCTCGGTGGCGTCGTCGGCCTCGTTGCGAAACAGCGTGATGAGGTCCTGCAGCGTCATAGCGTCACTCCTTCCAGTCGTCGTAGACGGCCTTGATGGCGTCGAAGATCGCGCCCGGGGTGATGTCGACCTGGCACTGGGCCGCCCCCGTCGTGGCGTCGGTGCTGCAGTACGACTTTCCGTAATGCAACATGTGGCATGGGTAGCAGCTGGTTCCGGCCGGGGTCAGGCTGATCGTGTTGTCCCAGTGCTTGGTCAGGTTTTCCACGCTGCTGTGCGACAGCATGACGATCTTGGCCGGTTCCGGCTCGAAGGCGACCGCGTTGAGCACGCCGGTTTCCGGGCCGAGCACCAGGTCCATCCGCTGGGCCAGGGCCAGCGTCTCGCGGATGGTCTGTTTGCCGGACTCGCGGTAGACGCGCGGTTCCAGTTCCCAGCCGCACTCGAGGATCTGGCAGGCCTCGTCGCCGGCCAGGATGATGACGGCCTCGGGCATTTCCAGCAGCACGCGCGCGATCACGGCATCCATGTGGGGGCTGAACTTGTGCACGCTCGATCCGGCCAGCGCCCACATGATGGTGAACACCTTCGGGTTGGGCATGCCGATCATCAGCTCCTGGGGTTTGCGGGCCAGCGCGATCGAGGTCAGGAAACCCTGGGCCTTGCCGGCTTCTTCCGGGGTGGCATAGAAGCGGGCCTCGGACAGGTACGGCAGCTCGGCGAGGAAACTGGTCCACTCCAGGTAGTTCTTGTTCAGGACCACCTGGCGCACGCCCTGCGGCCACATGTGGTTGGCGCGGCCCGGCATGGCGAGCAGGGTGCCCTCGACGGACTCGGACAGCTGGACGAACTTGTCGAAGCGGCGAGCCAGGGCTTCCCAGAAGGCGGGCAGCTCGTGGTTCGGCACCAGGTCCGGGTCGAGGATCAGCCAGTCGTCGATGTGCGGGTCGTTTTTGAGGATCTCCTGGCCGGCCGGGGTGGTGTTGATGGTGATCGTATAACCCTGGCGTTTCAGTTCGGGCAGGATGTTCGACATTTGCAGCATGTCGCCGAAGCCGCCGAAGCGCGAGATGCAGCAGGTCTTGTCCGGCTTCGGGTTGTTGCAGCTCAGGCGCCAGTCGAGGCCTCCGAGCTTTTGCACCACGAGCAGGAAACTGTATTCGTTGCCGCCGTCGCGGGTCTGGTTGACGATCACGTCGACGCCGGTGCCGCTGGCGGCGGCCACGCTGGCGATGTGGGTCAGCACGTCGTCGGGGGAGAAATCGTGCTTGTGGTCGGGGTTGCTGCCGGGGGTGCCGATGCGCGGGTAGTGGTCGCGGTGCGGCAGGTACAGCACCAGGTAGCCGTCCTTTTTCAGGACGCGCCACCATTCGCGCAGGGCGGCCTCGGTGTCGACGATGTGTTCCAGCAGGTGGCTGCTGAAAATGCTGTCGCAGGTGGCGCTGCCGAAGTCGGACAGGTCGGCGCAGTCGGCCACCTTGATGTCGGGGCGGATCTTGATGCCGAACAGTTCGGTGTCGGCGCAGCTGTCGACGCCCAGCACATGCGGCAGCACCTTGCGCGGACCGCACCCGAGATCGAGCACGGTGCCGCGCAGGTACTGCACGACGTCCCAGACCACCTTGCGGGCTTCGTCGCCCATCGGGTCATCCGGGCGCCAGGTCAAGCTGGCTCCTGCAGCTGGGCGTCGAGCTGGTTGGCGGCGCCCTTCTTGGCCTTCGGCGCGGGGGCGGCGTCCTGCGCGACCCAGGGCTTGCCGTCGGCGGTGAAGAAGGCGCCGTCCTGCTCGTAGAAGCGGCCCTCGGTGTCGTTCACGACTTGCCCGTACGCCTTGTTGCGATCGAGGTCGGCCATCAGTAGCCCTCCTTCGCATCCTCGGCGCGGTCGCCGGGGGCCGGGCCGAAGGTCGGATCGTCGGCGTAGCACTCGTCCATCGGGTCGCTGCCGGTGCCGCTCATCTTGCCCAGGCTGTTGGTGGCGTCGACGTCGATGCTGTAGCCGCCGGTGTCGGTCTTGATGCCGGTCATGCCGGTGCTGGTGCCGCGGTCCGGGACCGGCTTGCGGTCGCCCATGACGACGCCAGTACCATCCGGCTTGTAGTTCGATTCGGACATGTGGTTCTCCTTGGGGTGTGGTAATTCAGGGTTCGTCGCCGTCGCGGCGCTGCAAGCTGGCGCGCCGGATAGCCGCCTCGGCCTCGACTTCGGCCCACAGGCGCATGGCGTTGGGTGCTGGTTCGCGGTACTGGATGCAGGCGTCGATGAACTCGTGCACTGCCCGCAGCACCTGCTTGGGCGAGGCTGGCAGCATTTCCTCTGCGATGAACCCGGCGTCGTAGTCACGGTACGCCTGGATGAAATAGATCGCTGCCAGGTGGTAGTGGTGATCGCGCTTGGTTTTCTCACGGTACAGCTTGAGGTCAGCGCGCACGCGCGCCAGCTCGTCGTCCTCGCTCACGTCAGCGTTCGCTGCCGCGCGGGCGGCCGGCGAAGCCGCCACGCTCGCCGAAGGTATCGCCGACGTAGTTCTCGCCGTCGTCGGCGTTCTGCGGCAGACAGTGCGAGATCTTCTCTGGCGCCGGGACGGTGCTGAACCCCTTGGCCAGGTCGGCCAGGCTCGGATCGTTGCCGCTGCCCGAAGCGCCGGTCAGGCCGTCGTTGGACGACTTGAGCGGGCCGCTCTTGTTCAGGTTGCTGTTCTCGATGGTCATGCAGACCTCCTGTATTACTGTGATCGTCACGGGAAAACGCCCGCCCCGCCGTGAGGTGGGGGCAGGCGTTCAGGGGCCACTTACGCGGCCGAGTCCCATTTCACGATGCGGGCGTTTTTGGCCTGGTTGTGAATCAGGCCAAAGCCACCGAGGTAGTACCACGCAATTCCGCGCGAACGGCCGTAGTCGCTCGGGATCGCACCGCGCATCTCCTCCGGGATCACGATGCCTTCTGCTACCGTGTCCGACCCGAAGAAATATGCCCAGTTCGACTGGCCGTTGCTCCAGGCCGCCTTGGCGATGTTGGTCTGCTCCACGAAGCGAACCGATTCATAACGGCCGATTTCGCCGTTAAGGATCATCTGGAAGCCGGCGTCCACGTACTGGTGCACGGCCTCCAGGTCGTTCTTCAGCTGGCGGAAGGTGGTCGGGTGCGCCAGGGAGATGTAGTCGTCGCCGGTATACGGCGGCACGTTACGTTCCTTCATGACGTCCACGATCGCCTTGACGTGGTTCTTGCCGAGGGCGACGTTGTTGGTGCCAGCGGCGGTGCCGTTGGTCGACAGCGTGACCGCGTTGGTGGAGGTGCCGCCGGTCGGGACCACGCGCAGCGGGGTCAGCGAGAACTGCGCTTCGGCCGCGATGTCGAAGGCCTTCTTCGCATCGTTTTTGAGGACCTTGGCGATGATCTCCTTGACCGGCTGCTCGGAGAGGTCATCCAGCTTGGAAGTGTACGGGACACTATTGCCAAATTCCGTCACCGTCATCGTGCCTTGCGTGATGACGAAGTTGGTAGTCGGCATAGCGGTGCCCTCGGTGAGGGTCGTGCCCTGGGTCGCTACATCGCTGTAAACGTTCCAGTGAAATGCCTCGCCGATGCCCTTGCCCTGCACCGCCGCGTCCTTGATGTCCGCGAACTGGCGGAATTTCGTGAGCGGCTGCACCGACATGCGCAGCACCTTCGAGAGGTTGGGGGACCACATGTAGCCTCCCAATGAGTTCGTCAACCAGACCTGACCTGCCATGATAATGCTCCTTGAATGAAAAGATGGATTGCGCTTTAGACGCCGGCGCGCGCCGCCTTCATGGCGGCGATGATCGAGGACGCATCCTCGGCCTGCGGTTCGTTGGGCGCGGTTTTGGTGTTGATCGACGTGACGTTGTCGATCGTTCGTTTCTGCTCCAGCTTTTGCGCTCGGACGGACGTGGTCGGTGCAGGATCTTCACGGCGGCCCGGTTCCTGTTGCGCGGTGCCCCAGCCGAATTTCGTTGCCAGCTCTCGGCTCACGTTGTCCAGCGCGGAGAAGAAGTCGATGCCTTCTTCTGCCTGCTTGCGCTGGATCTTGGCCAGGGCCAGAGACTCCATGTCGGGGTCCGCGTACATCTCGGGATAGTCGTTACGGTTCTGCGTCAATACACTCTCTACTGCGAGCTTTTGCTGCACGTGCTGCGTCACCGACTGGGCGATCTGGTCGACGTCGAGGATGGGCGCAGGCGCTTGTGCCTGCTGCCGTCCAGCCAACATTTCATCCAGTTTGGCGAGCGCGTTATCCTCGTCGCCCTCGAACAGGGCCTTGAGGAAGTCCTTGCGGGCGGCGACGGCGTCGACGTCCGCGGGGTTCGGGTCCATGACCTGCTGCTGCTGGAGCTGCTGCTGTTGCAGCTGGTCGTGGTACTGCTGCAGCTGCTGCTCGCGCAACAGCCGTGCCGCCTCGGCTTCCTGGGCCTCGCGCAACAGGCGCGTGGCTTCGGCGAGCCGTTTGTCGGCGGTCGAATTCTTCTGGTACTGGCGCACCAGGTCCTCCACCGGGACCTCGGCTTCCTCGCCGTCGATCTTGACCTTGACCTTGGCGGGCGCGCCGGCGCTGGCCGGGGCCGGATCAAGGGCCGGGTCGTTCAGCTGGGCGTCCAGCTGGTTCGGTGCGGGGGCGTTGGCCGGCTCGGCGATCGTCTCGGTCGGCAGTTCCCAGCCGTTCTGGGCGGCCATTTCGGCCTGGTGGCGTGCTTCCAGGGCCTCGAGGGCCTGGTCGCGCGCGGTGCGCTGCGTGGTTTCTTCTACTGCGGGTGCTGCTGCATCGTTTTGCACGTCCGATTGGATAGCGCTCATTGCTTGACTCCTGGGTAGGCGCCCGCAGGGTGCGGGCGAAAAAAAACCCGCCGGGGTGGCGGGTTGATGCGGTGGGAGCGTGCGCGTCTAGCGCAGCACCCGGACCTCGCCCTCGGTCTCGATCCAGACGCGGGCGCCGCAGGAGAGCGGCTTGTCCGGGGAATACACGACGCGCGAGCTGCCGATGATCTCGACCTCGTGGGCGTAGGTGTTGGACTTGTAGGATTTCACCGTCAGCACCGGCTCCTGCTCGCCGGCCGGCTTGCCGATATTCGAGCGGATCTTGTGCTGGTTGACATGGACGATGGTTTTCATTCGTCCTCGAACAGGTAAAGGAACACCGGGGAGCCTTCGCCGACCCAGCTGCCGGCGATGTTGAAGTCGAAGTATTCCTCGGCCTCGTCCTGCTCCATGCCCTGGTGGTCCATCAGCGCCTGGATCACTTTATTCGTGTCGTAGGCGGCCACGCGCAGGTTGATGCGCTCGGCGATCCCGATCACGCAGGCGTCGAAGACGTCGCGCGGCTCGAGCAGCATGGCGTCGTCGCCGTCCAGGATCTCGTCGATGTCCTCGCTCAGCATCACTCGCCCTCCTGGCTTTGCAGTTCGGCCTCGGCCGCCTTGCCGGCCTGGATCGCTTCATCCAGCCAGTCGCGGAAGCTGGCGGCGCGGCGCACCACCAGCTGCAGTTCGCGCACGTAGTTGGCATCGCTGGCGTCGGCTTCGCCGAGCAGCTCGAGCGCGGCCTGCTTCTCCTGCTCGGCGCGGCCGATCAGGTACTGGCCGACGGCGCCCTCGACGAAGGCCTTGACGTCCAGGCTGAACTGCACGGTGTGCAGCAGCTCGCGCACTTCCGGCGGGAACTGCGAGAAGTCGATTTCGATCATGCGTTGAAGTGCTCCACAAGTTTGTCGAAGAAGTCGCGGCCCAGCTGCTCGACAACATCAGAAGGCACGATAAAATCGCCGCCCTGCAGGCCGACGGGTTGCATGTCGGCCGGCGCGTCCGGTGCACCTTCGGCCGGGGTGTGGAAGTGCGCCACCAGCTCCTCGAGGTAGTCCTGGCCGATCACCTGCACCACCGCGGCCGGGATCAGGTACTCGCCGCTGGAGACCTGGGCCGGCTGGGCGCCGTCAATCGTGGCCGGGATCGCGTCGGCGGTCGGGCCGCCCGGACCCTGGATCAGGCCGCCGTCGGCGTAGGCCGGCGCCTCGGGCTGCTGGCGGTTCTGGTTCTGCATGCGCTCGGCGTACTCGGGGATCGAGTTGACCGAGGCGTCGAGCTTGCCGCGGTTGTCGCCGACGAACTTCATGGCGCGCTGGGCGGCGCTGTGGATCGGCGCCTTGGCCAGCTTGTAGGCGGGGATCAGGCCGATGGCGTCACCGGCGGCGGCGCCGTACTCGCCCTTGTACAGGTCGTTGGCCACATCCAGCGCCGAGGTCACGGTGCCGGTGCCGGGCATCAGGTCGAGCGCCAGCTTGGCCTTCGGGTACTCGTTGGCCAGCTGGTCGTAGCCGCGCGACAGGCGGCCGGGCAGCGCAGCGGCCTGCTGGAGGCCGTTGTTCACCATGCTGGTGGCGCCGTTCCAGGTCTGCTGCAGCGGGTTGACCGGGTTGGCCGGGTCGACCAGGCCGCCGTTGGCGTAGCTGTCATCCGGGTACGGCAGGCGCGGGTAGCCGGCCAGCCCCATGTTGGTCTCGTCGGTCAGGCCGTTCAGGGTGCGCGAGACCGGGTCCGGCGCTTTCAGGCCCATCTCGGCGCCGTACAGGCGGCGGTTGTCCTGCATGATGCGCAGGTGGTCGGCCAGGTCGATGCGCTGGTCCATGTCGAGCGGGCCGTAGGCGCCCATGCTCGGGATCAGGCCGCCGTTGCGGTAGGCGGCCTGGCCGATCAGGCTGGCGCCGGCGCTGTCCGGGCGGGTGGTCTGGATGCCGGCGCGCTCGCCAGTTCCCGCGGTAGCGGGAATCGGCGGCAGCGGATTCAGGGTGGTCGATGCGCCCTGTCCCGGCATGAAGGCGACCCCGGTGCGGCGGTTTTTCACGGCCTCGATCCCCAGGCCGGCGCTTGGCGCGCCCGGCATCGGGAAATTCGGGTCGATCCCGGAGGGGGTGGGCGGGCGGTAGCCGGCGGCCTTCATCAGCTCGTCGGCGATCGGGGCCACGCCCGGCACGGCGGCGATGACCTCGGCGGTCTGCATGGCCGAGAACTGCGCCTCGGACCCCTTCTTGACCGCATCGGCCGCGGTGACGCGGTCCTTGACGGCGTAGCTGGCCACCTCGGCGTCGATCTTGCGGATCTGCGCGGCGATCAGGGCCGGGTCGGCCTTCTGCGCCAGCTGCTGCTGCAGCTGCTGGACCTGGTCCTGCAGGCGCTTGACCATCGGGTCGCTGCCGTCGAAGTTGAAGAAGCGGGCGCCGTCCTTGTAACCGAGCTTGCCGAACAGCTCCTTGACGATCTCCTCGACGTTCAGGCCCAGGTTCACGAGGCCATCGTTGGCCAGCATGTTGCCGAGTGCCGTCATGCCGTCGACGAACTGGCGCACCTGGTCGGCCGGGTTGACGGCGCCCATGCCGACGTTCACGTTGAGCGTGAACTCGTTCATCAGCTGCTCGTCGGTGATCTGGTCCATCCCGAAGCGCTGCAGGTCGGCGGTCTTGCCGCACAGCGCGATCAGGGCGTCGTCGGTCTCGTAATACTGCTCCAGCAGCACCAGCTGGCGCAGCACCGGCTCGACCCAGGTCTCGACGAAAGTGCGCAGCTGGTAGCCGCTCACCTGGTTGGCGCCGGCGTCCAGCATCTGCATGCCGCCGACCGTCTCGTTCAGCTTGCGGTTCGATTGCACCGAGGACCCGGAGAAGGTGCCGGCGACATCATCGAAGTCCAGGTTCAGGACCTCCTGCTCTTTATAGGAGGAGCCGGTGACGTCGTTGAATTCCACCACTTTCACATCGTCGATGTCCTGCACCAGGGTGACGGAGCCGGGCACGTTCCTCGTCACGCTGCGCAGGTCGACCTGCTTGTTGCGGCGCGCGAAGTATCGCTTGTTCATGGCCAGCTTGACGTTGTCGATGCGCTGGTTGGCGACCTCGTTGATCTCGGCCTGGACGTCGCGCGTCAGGCGCGGCACCGAAGACGGATACAGCTTGTGGGTCTCCAGCACGGCGGTGCCGACCACATACGGGCGGCGGCCGTGGAAGTAGACCTCGGTGAGCGGCACCGGGTCCGACAGCAGGTGCTCGCAGCCGAGGGTGTAGTAGCAGTAGTCGACCTCGTCGACCTCGACGATGTTCTTGTGGACCCAGACGATATTGAAGTTGCCGTTGGCCTGGGTCTGGTATTTGCTGTCGGTGCGCGGCGACTCGCGCTGCAGGCGGATGGTGTCGCCGTAGGTCTTGGTGGCGCCCTGGATCGTGGACTCGGGCAGGGTTTTCCACTTGGCCTCGCCGGTCTTGGCGTCGACGTTGCGCATGCGCGCCTTGACGTCCTTCACGTACATCGGGATCAGTTCGATCACGTAGGGGCTGGTGCCGACCGGGTCGGTCCAGTCCGCGCCCGGGTCGAAGCGCAGGTTCTCGATCGGCACCAGGCGGATCTGCGGGCGGTCGATGTTCTTCTTCTCGTTGTACTGCCAGTATTGGTACGACGCCACCACGCCCACGGTCTGGGCGTCCTGGTAGGCGCCGACCAGGGTCAGGAACCAGGGGATCGACTTGGTGAGCCGGTGCTGCAGCAGCGCGCCCATGACGGCGGCCGACCCCAGCTGCGTGGGGTCGTCCTCGTCCTGCGCCGTCACCTTGAGGACGTCGTTGCTGGCAAAGAAGGCCTGGGCCGCGGCGGCCTCGTTCTTGCGGATCGTGGTGCGGGTCTTGGGCCGGAACAGTTTACTTCTGCCCTTGTTGGCCTCGGCCAGGTACTTCGAGCCGGCCGGGTGCTGGCCCTGGAACTGGCGCAAATCTCCCTCGATCTGGGCGCGCACCGAGCTGTCGAACCAGTTCGAGGAGGCGCTGAAGGCGTCCCGCGCGAGGGCCACCCAGTCGGGCGTGTCTTGCGCCGGCGCGGCGGTGTTGTTCTGGTCGTCCATGTGCGGGCCTCGGGGTGGTTAGCGGTCGAACACGAAGTCGCCGATGGAATTGGTGCGCAGCTGCAGGTACTTGTTCTCGTCGAAGCGGCCGCGGTTGGCGCCGAAGCGCTCCAGGATCTCGCCGCCGGCCTTGATGACGTCGCGCTTGAAGTCGCTGGCCGAGTAGATGTTCACCAGTTTCAGCACATAGCCCATCTGGCCGTGCAGCATCAGGTTCTGGATGTTGGCCACGCCGTTCCTGCCGTCGACGTTCACCGCCCAGGCCCAGCCCGCGTAGTGGTTGGTCAGGGTGCTGGCGATCTCCTTGGCCAGGACCATGTCGTGCGCGCAGGTCTCTACGGCGCTGTCATCCAGGCCGACAAGGATTTTGCTCATGGGTGTCCTAAATGGTCGGCCGCGGGGGTAACTGCCCTTTCCATTCAGGCAGTTACCTGTTCGCGGCGTGAAAATTTGCTAGTCCGGGTAGAAGTCCGGCTCGGTTTCGGTCTGCACCAGGCGGTTCTTTTCGACGTCGGACAGCCAGAGGTACTGGTCGAACGAGTAGTAGGCGCGCACCGATTCGGGCAGCGCCTGGTACTCGCGGTAGACCAGGTTGTCGCGTTCGATCTGCATGGGCGGCCTCAGACGCTGCGCGGCAGGATGGCGAACTGGGGCGCCAGGCCGTAGTTCGGTTTCGTTGGGCGCGCCATGAACTTGGCCCAGGCGGTGGCGCCGCCCGGATAGCCGCTGTCGACCGCAAACGCCAGGCCCGGCTGGTAGTTGGCCGGGTAGCCGTCGGTGGAGGCGGGATAGCCGTCGATGTCGCCCGGCAGGCAGTTGGGGGAAAAGGCCAGGCGCTGCGGCGAGTTGCAGGGGTATTGCTGCTGGGCCGGGGCGACCGTGAACGCGAAGCACTCGGCCAGGGTGCCGAAGAACGGCGCGGTACTGGTGGTGCGCACGCCGAGCGCGTAGGTGCAGGCGTTCAGGTTGCAGACCGCCGGGTCGTTCATGCGGCCGACCTGGAACTTGGCCTTCCACGCAAGCAGGCGGCGCGCATCCGAATTCCCCAGCAGATCGACGCCGTGGCCGATGGCCTGGGTGAAGAAGTCGTCCATCCACGGCGCGATGCCGTTGCCGGTGCCGCCGTTGACCGGGTAGGCGATCGCGTAGCCGTTGGTGATGACGCCCAGCGCGTTGTCGTTGCCGTCGACGTAGCGGGCGACGAACCAGCTGATGTTGTTGGTGTACCAGGTCTGGAAATGCGACTTGAGCGGGTGGCCCTCGGGGGTGATGGCGGCGCACTCGGCCAGCGTGCGCATGCTCCAGCCCTGGCCGCGCACCTGGTCGGCGCGCACATGCGCCTTCTCGAAGTCGCGGTAGTAGGGGTTGTCCTGGTAATGATTGAAGGTGCACCAGAAGTGCAGGCCTTCCAGGTAGAAGAAATCGCCGGTGAGCAGGTACGGCAGGTAGTACAGGTCCGGCTGGTGCGAGCTGTCCGGGCCGCCCTGGGTCACGGTGGTCAGGTTCGGCAGCTTCTCGTTCTTGCCGGTGGCCGGGTTGATGCAGTCGCCGGGGTTGCCCAGCAGCGAGGAGTACGGGAAGTTGATGACCGACAGCGGGTAGCCGCGGCCCGGACCGGCGCTGTCGTCGCGCCGGCACATCGGCCAGCTGCCGCCGATGTCGGCGCTGGCCAGCATGATCGCCTTGGCCCGCTTGTCCATCGACAGCACGGTAGTGGCATGGATGTCCGGCATGATGCCGATGTCGGGGCGCCCGCCGGTGGTGCCCATGGCCGGCTGCAGGTTGCCGAAGCCCATCGGGTCGAAGCGGGTGCTGGCCATGGTCGTGACGTAGCCGTTCAGCACCGATTCCGGGATGACCACGCTCTGGTCGTAGTTCGGGATCTGGCGGCTGCCGATCAGGTAGGCGGTGTCGTGGCGGATATGCAGGGTCGGCGCGCCGCCGGTCCAGAAGGTGCGCTTCCAGCGCGCGGTCGGGGTGTGGATCAGGCCGGTCTTGCTGTAGACCGTGGCGCCGGCGGCGTTCAGGGTGACGTCGTAGACGATGTCGGTGGTCGAGGTGTAGGCCTGGCAGTGCTCGATCACGGCGTCGATGCGGGCCTGGCCGGTGCTGAACGCGCGCACCGAGAACTGCGCTGTCAATGTCGGGTGCCGGCCGCTCGGCCCGACGAAGGGCACGTTGAAGATGAAGTCGGAGGCCACCGGGCCGGCGAACCAGGTGTCGGGGACGACGCCGGCGCAGCTGGCGGTGTAGGTCACGCCGCTGATGACCACGCTGGCCGAGGGCAGCGATGCCGGCAGGCCGACGGCGGTCGCGCTGCCGGCGGCACTGGCGCGCTTGATCGACAGGGTCTGCGAGGCACTGGCGGCCAGGGTCGGCAGCACGCCGCAGATCATGGCGTGGCGCACCGAGCCGTCCGGGTGCAGGGCCTTGACGTTCAGCTGGGCGGCGATGCTGCTGCTGTCCGGCAGGGTCAATGTGATCCCGGCGCCGGTCGACGGCAGGTGGCCGAGCGCGAACACGTGGCCGAGCGCGAACGGCGCATTGGCGACCGGAGTGGCCGCGGTGTTCTCGATCTTGAAGGTGGTGATCTGCGCGCCGATGGCGATCGGGGTGCCGGTGGCGGGCGGGTCGCCGGCGGCGCCGGTGGCGGCGAAGCCGATGCTGCGCTGGCCCTGGCGGCTGGCGACGGTGGCGAGCGTGGCCGGCAGGGCGCCGTTGACCGGCACGATCGCGCGGCTGACCTGGGCCTGGCTGGCGCTGGCCGTGGCGTCGGTATGGATGCTCTGGTTCGAGAGCGCGGCTGCGGCGGCGAGGCGCTGGGCCTGGCGGGTGCCGGCGGTGACGTCCAGCAGCATCGGGATGTCGATGCGCGGGGCGTACAGGGTCGTGTTGACGTCGCTGGTGAGCGTGCGGCCGCCGAAGCTGTAGCTCAATACCGGCGGGGCATTGAAATTCGCGCTCGGGTCAGCCATCCCGACCTCTTCCGACCACAGGCGGTCGGAGAAGCGCGGGATGGTGCGGTCATCACTCATCGGATTCCTCGGGAATGGGCAGCGGTTGCGGGTGCAGCGAAGTCGGCGGCATCTTGTCGAGCCAGGCCACGAAGTCGGGGGACGGCAGGAACGGCGCGGGCGGGAACGCGCCGCTCGCCATCACACACCCCGGCCCTTGTGCTTGGCGTGGCTTGGCACCTGGTTCTCGACGTTGTGGGTGTCGGTACGCACCACGCCGCGGCCGGTCGGCACACTCGGCACGTGGCGGCTGGTCGGCGCCACCGGCGGGCGCGCCATCGGCGACGGCATCGGCGGGGGCGTCGTGGCCATGGCGGCACGCGGGGCCGGCACGGCAGGCGGCCGGGCAGCCTGCGGCGGGACTGGCGGTGCTGGCGGCGCCTTCATCGACGGCACCTGTTCCGGCTTCGCGACAGGCTGGACAAACTTCTTCATGGGGAACCTCGTGGGTCTTGACAGGTGGTAACACCAGACGACAAACTGGCGTGATGGATAACCAAAAAGAAACAGAACAGCACAGCCCGCAGGCGGACACGGAGCTTGTGACCATGCAGGCCATGGCCGAGTGCATGGACATGGTCCGGCAGGAGCTGGTCGAGGCCGGAATCATCGACGAGAGGGTGCCGCCGATGTTCGTGGCCGAGGCAGTACGGAGCCGTGTGGGCACGTTGCTGAGCGATATGCGCTCGGCGCTGGTCGAGCTGACCGCGGTGCAGCGCAAGCTGATCGACGCCAACGCCGAGATCGCGGCGCTGCTGCTGGCCCGAGACGCGGCGCGGAATTTCTGCGGCCGTTGCGGCAAGCGGCTCACCACTGACCTGGTTCACACCTGCACGCCACCAGCGGAGGCACCGGCATGACCCAAGACGCAGAAATCCTCGCCCTGCATCGCCAGCTCGCCTACCAGAAGCTGCGCGCCGACCTGGCCGAGGCCCGCGCCACGTCGAAGTCGCAGGAGTGCATCGAGCTGCGCGAGCGGATGGCCAATTCCCCCGAATTCGAGGGAACTAGCCCATTGCAGGAGGCGGTCAACCGGCTTGACGACATCCTGCAGGGCGACGACGGCCAGGCGTACAAGGAAGCCCGCAAGGCGCTGCCGAGGCTGCGCGCGGCACTGGAGCGTGAATCCGTGACCGTCACGGGAAATGGTCCGTGGCACGCCGAGGAAATCGCGCAACGGCTGCCCCCGCCCCGCGCCACGGTCGCTGCGGTGACGGCCGAACTACTGGCCGCCGGCAACGCGGTGGTCGAGCACTGGCACTCGCGCGACTGGAAAAAGCCGCCTACTGCGGATGTTATCGCTCGGCTGACGAGGGCGGTAGGCCGGGTCAAACGAGGCCGTGAGCTGTACACCTGCGTCGGCAAGGGCGGCGAATACGAACTGGTTGGCGAGGCAAAGGGCGCCGGGACGTTGAAGACTTATTCGGGCTTGATCGTCTACCAGGACAGCATGACCGGGCAGATGTACTGCCGTTCGATGACGGACTTCGACAATCGCATGCTGCGGATCGGACACCAGCCATGAAGGTACTGATATTCGACATCGACGGCGTCATCAACAGCGAGCGGACCTGCGCCGCCTTCGACGGCTACCCGCACGATTTCAGCCCGGTCGACATGGCCCGCTTCGATCCGGTGGCGCTGGCCCTGGTGAGGAAGCTGTGCGCGAAGACCGATTGCGTGATCGTGCTGTCCTCGACCTGGCGCCTGACCTTCACGATCGAGGAAGTGGCGCACTACTTGGACCTGCCGGTGATGGCGGCCACGCCGGACCTGGGCGACACCAACTCGCGCAGCGACGAGATCGCGCTGTGGCTCAGGCGGCATCCGCAGATCACGACCTACGCCATTGTCGACGACCTGGCGTTGGACTTCGACGACCCCGAGCAGCAAGCCCGCTTCGTCAAGACCAACGAGGAGTTCGGCCTGTCGCTGCCCAACTACCGCGCCCTGCTGCGCATCCTGAACCCTGGAGTAGCACCATGACCAGTCGCAACCAACGAGAGGGCCGCTACGCCGGCCAGGTCCTCACCTTCCACATGCGCAGCAGGATTGCCCGCCGCGTCTCGACGTGGAACGCCGAGCAGGCGCTGATCGACCACAGCGACCGGCAAGTGCAGCGCCTGCGCAATCGCAGGGTCCGCATCGAGGCGGCCACGCTTGCCGTGCTGCCGAACGACCGCAGCCAGGGATGACTAACCCGACCGCCCGCGCGATTGCCAGCGTGGCCTGCTGCGCAGCCTGCTGCGCCATCGCCTTCGCCGAACCTGTCTATGGTGTGCTGTGCATCATCGGCATGATCGGCGGCCTTTACACTATCTGGAGCTAGACCATGACCGACACCAACGACAAGATCGAATTCGACCAGGACGAGGTCGCCAAGCTGGAACCGTGGAGAGCGGCCGACCACCTGTCCACCGACGAGGACATCGCCGGCTATCTGGTGGCCGTCCTGGACGAGCCGGACGCCGACCCGGAAAAAGAGGTGGAGGTGCTGTGCAGCGCGATCCGCGACGTCATCACCGCACTCAGGAAGCGCGCCGCGTGAAGCCGGACGAACGCCAGCTCCATGAGGGCGATGTCGTCCAGCTCTCGCCCGACGTCGGCAATCCCATGTTCGCCTGCTGCATGATGACCGTGACCGAGCCGAAGTCGTTCGGGGCGCAGGGCTATGTCCAGATGACCGGCGAGGACGGCAAGCCCGGTGGCGCGGCGTTCTACCGTGCCAAGTGGGAGGAAATGGAGTACGTCGGCCAGGCCGCATGGGTGATCAACCGATGATGTACTACAGCGCCCTGCCACGCCGCTTCTGCACCCCCGAGCAGCCGATGCAGCACGAGTTCAGGGACCACTACCAGTGGAGCCATCCCGATGCTGCCGAGGTCATGCCGTTCTTCAACCTGGTGGTCTACACCTGCCCGCACTGCAAGCACACGTTCCACGCCGAACCGAGGAAGCCCGAATGAGTACCTGGAACTACCGCGTGGCACGCACCACGCAGACCGTGAACGGCGAGGAGTATGTGTCCTTCGCCATCCACGAAGCGCACTACGACAAGCCGGAATCGGCTCCGCGCGTGATCTCGCGGGACGCGATGACCACCAGCTTCGAGAGTGTCGAGGAGCTGCGCGCCGGACTGACCCGGATGCTGGCCAGCCTGGACAAGCCGGTGCTGAACTACGAGGACTTCTGACATGGCCCATCACCACGTCTCGGCAAGCTGCGAGGGCGAACGCTGCACGGCCTGCGGCGCACCGGCCAGCCACAAGGTGGGCGAGGAAATCCAGTGGGACGATCCGCAGCCGAACCGCCACAACCTGACGGCCTACTTGTGCTGCTTCCACTTCGCCAAGGTGTTCGGGCCTGCCGCGCCGTGCGCAGTGCTGGCCGACCACCAGGGGGCGCAGTGAAGCTCAAGCCCGACACCATCCTGCCGACGCCCGAGGAAGATGCCGCGATCACGGCTGCTGCCCTGGCCGACCCTGATAATCCACCGCTGACCGACGCCGAGCTGGCGCAGTTCCGTCCATCCCGCTGCCAGCGTTGCGGCAAGATGCTGGCCCTGACTGGCCCGCACGTTCACACCTGCACCCCAGCATGAGCCGCAATCAACGAGAGGGCCGGTACGTCGGGACCTTCCGGGGCAAGCAAGTGCGGCGCCGTGCGCTGCTGCCTGCCCTGATGGTTGGCGATGCGGAGCTGTTCCCGCCGTCCGTGCCCTTCCCCGACAACGGGATCGCCTGGCTGACCATGAACCAGCGCAGCCCGGTGGAGCCAGTCCTGCCGCTGCGCATCCGCTACCGCAGCAAGGACAGGACCGCCGAGGTGGTGCTGGAGAGGGCCGGGCATGACGACTAGCCGGAACCAGAGGGAAGGTCGCTACGCCGGCAAGCTGTACGGGCAGCACTGGCGCAGCCGGTTCTATCATGGCCCTGGTCACTACAACGCGGTGATGACGCCGTACGTCGAGGCGGTCATGCGCAGCAAGCGGAAGTGGCGATGACCAGCCGGAACCAGCGCGAGGGCTACTACGTCGGCCACAGTGAGGGCCGTGCGGTGCGCTGGCGTCTCGCCCTGGTCAGGCGGGTGCGCAGTGCCAAGGCCAGGGCGATCCTGCGCCGCCGCAGCTACGCTGCCTACGGCCTGGTGATCCGGGCCGAGAGCATCGGGTAGCTCGGCTGGTGGAGGCGGCATCTACCGAACCCGAACCCTGGTCCCCCTATGACAGCAGGGTCTCGGGACGGTTCGCACTGGCACCGATACCCACAACGATACCCCCGCTGCGCCGGCCGGACGTAGAAACGCCCTCGGCACTGGGTAAGTACCGAGGGCGCTTGCCGCTCCCCCCGAAGCAGTGGAGCCAGTATAGCGCCTGTCAGGCGTGGCCGTCGAGGTATCGGTAGAGGGTCATGCGGCTGATCCCGTACTCCCTGGCCAGCGCGGCCTTGGAGATCGCCGGATCGGCAGCGCGCTGGCGCAGCTCCTGCACGGTCGCTCCGTCGAGGGTGGGCTTCCTGCCCTTGTACTTGCCCTTGCGCTTGGCGATGGCGATCCCTTCGGCCTGCCGCTCGCGGATCATGGCCCTCTCGAACTGTGCGACAGCACCCAGCAGCCCGAGCAGCAGCTCGTTCATCGGGTTGGCCTCACCCGAGAAGGTCAGGTTCTGCGCGGTGAACGTCACGGTGACACCATCCTCGGTCAGGCGGTGCACCATCAGCAGCAGATCGTGCAGGTTCCTGGCCAGGCGGTCCATGCTGTGCACGAACAGCGTGTCGCCGTCCCGCACGTAGTCCAGCATCGCCTTCAACTGCGGCCTGTTCGTCGTGCCGCCGCTGCACTTGTCCTCGAACACCTTGTCCAGCTCGACGCCGTCCAGCTGGCGCTCCGTGTTCTGGTCCGTGGTCGACACCCGCACGTACCCGATCCGCTTCCCTGGTCCCTTGCTCATGGCTACCCTCCTCGGTGGTTGTGTACCACTAGAGTGTAGACCACAAGCGCATAGTGTCAAGCTAGGCGGAACACCATCCTATTGTTACTGGTCGAGTCCTGGCCTGCGCCCCGTAACACATGAATGTACCCATGTGTTATACCCCGTCCGCGTAGGTTTCCGGTTCCAGGGCACGCTCGTCGATGATGATCGGCGGGACCGGGGACATGTCGTACAGGCGGCTGGTCGCGTCGATGAGATCCTTCTTGGAGGAGAAGGGATAGGTCAGGTATTCCTCAAGGAAACCTTTGTTGAGCGAGTACAGGTTGCCTTCGTGGTCGCGGCGCATGATCGGTTTGAAGATGCGGAAGGCCTGCCCCTGTTCCTTGATGCGGCGCTGGTTCGCGGTCTCGCCCTGCACCACCGCGGCCAAGTAGAACCTGCGCGAGATGAAGTCGGGCTGGAGCCTTTGCACCCTGTCGTCCTTGGCCTGGGCACCGTCGGAGGTCCAGGCCAGCTCGACGATCTCGAAGGCTTCCTTGTCGCGTTGCATCTGCTCCTCGAAATACTCCAGGTCGCTCTGCATGCCATATCGCTCGTAGCCGATGTAGACGGCCTGCACACCGGGCTGGGCCGTCCAGTACCGCCGCAGCCCTTTGAGCGCCTCCCAGCGTTCCCGGAGGCCCATTTTGTGCCGGTATCCGTCCAGCAGGTAGCGGTTGCCGCCGCTGTCGACGCCGACCACGGCCATGGCGGTGTTGTCCGACCCCTTCTTCTTCGAGTTGGCCGGGTCGCACATGATGTACACGTTCAATGTGGCCGGCCTGATGTCGATGAACGAGAGCCATTCCTTCTTGAACATGGCCTCGTTGCCGGCGGCAGGATTCATCAGCTGCTGGCAGGCAATCGTCGCGGGACCCTGGGCCAGCTTCTTCGCCTCCCACGCCTCCTGGTTGAGGAACACCGGCGTGCCGTTCGGCGTGCCGTCCACCGTGGCAGGGTACAGGCGCACCGTCAGGATCTTGCGGTCGATGATCTCCTGATATGTATCCTGGAAACTGTAACGTGTCCCAACGTGCCATGCACGGACCTTGCCGTCCTCGCCCCTCGCGCCCAGGTTGTCGCTGAGTTCCCACGCGCTGGTGGTTTTGTTGACCTGATCCGGCGTGCTGACGGACTCGCGGGTGACGACGTCGTCATAGACGCGCAGCAGAAAGTGCGCGCCGGTGGGTTGCCCATCGACAAGGCCGTGGCTCTCGACAGTCGCTTCTTTGGGATTTGATTTCCTGCATACAACAATCCCTTTCTCCTCACTCCACTTGGGGGATTGCGCCCTGGGGTCAGCGTAGAAGATGTTGGGGTAGGTCGCCTGTAGATCCTTGTTGGCCTCAAGCTCCTGCTTGATCTGCAACATGAATTTCCGGGCCACCGGCTTGGTATGCGAGAAGATCCCGATCGTGATCTCGGGGTCCTTGATGATCTCCTGGATGATGCCGGCGAAGGTAATGATCGTGCTCTTGTAATGCTCGCGTGCCCATAGATCCAGGCATCCATCGGGCTTGGCCTCGACCTCGCGGCAGCGTGCGTACAGCCAGGGGTGGATCGCGTCGAGCCGGTGCAGCAGGCGCGTGAGCAGGTAGAAGCGGTCATGCCTGCCGAGCCACGCCTTGCCCTCCATGCCGTACTGGCTCTCGATCACCTCCCACAGGTCCGCCACGGCCTCGAAGGGGGCGGCGTGCAGGGTGGTGCTGAATTCGTCAGGCAGGGACAGCACTGGTCCCCACCGGCTGTTGCAGACGCTTCTTGAACGCGGCCCGCAGCTCGTCGAATCCATCGCTCACGGCGACGGTGACATTGGTGCTGCTGTCCTCGGGTTCGTCCAGCTCGCGGATCTTGCGGATCGTCTCGACGGCCAGCTTGTTCGCCTCGCAGATGGTCTTGACATCTTTGGGGTGGTCGACGCTGTCCACCATCGTGAGCAGCTTGTCCATCGCCTTGCGGGCCACCGCGAGACCAGTCGTCATGTCCTTCACATCCTGGCTGGCCTCATCCACCTGGATCTGACGAATCGCCTCGTCACTCGTCAGTGCGTTCGTCACCTGTTCGTCAAGCGATACGCCCGACATTGCTTCCCGGACAAGTTCGCGCTTAATATCGCTGGTGCCTTTGATCCAGCCCTGCTTCTTGGCGTACCTGCGCAGGGTCGGTTCGGGGATCGCGTGCTTGGTGGCCAGGGCGTTGATGCTGTACCCGCCTGCCGCGTAGTCGATCTCCGCAGCGGCGAAATCGTATGGGGTGGTCATGAGCTGTCCTTTGTGCGCGAGGGGCTACGCAATCGTGTGCCTATGTATAGCATCATGCTATATACTGTGCATGTGGGTGTGTGTGCCCGCGTCCCCCTACTTGAACGGAGCCAACTTATGAGTGTTCACAACAATGTCGTGCAGCTTGCGCCGGTGCCACCGCGCCCGGACACCCGCCGGCAGCGCGAGGATGCAACCATCCGGCGCGCCCTGTCGATCCTGTCGAACCGCATGCGCGCACCCGGCACGCTGCTGACCAGCCCGGCCACGGCGCGCGACTATGTGCGCCTCTACGCGGGGGAGCTGGAGCATGAGGTCTTTCTGGTGCTGTTCCTCGACCCGCAGCACCGCCTGATCGCGCGGGAGGAGCTGTTCCGGGGCACCCTGACGCAGACCAGCGTGCACCCGCGCGAGGTGGTCAAGGCCACGCTGCACTACAACGCGGCTGCGGTCCTGCTGGCGCATAACCACCCGTCCGGCTGCATCGACCCAAGCGAAGCGGACAAGCGGATCACCAATGCGCTGTCGCAGGCGCTTGCACTGATCGACGCCCGCGTGCTGGACCACATCATCGTCACCGCTAACCAGTCGTACTCGTTCGCCGACCACGGCCTTATCTGACTGAGAGGAGATCCACCATGAAATCGCACCGCGAAACCTATCCTGACCAGTACCGCCACCCCTTCTGCGGCAAGGCGGTCGTTGTCGATACCGGCAAGTTCCGCACGGAGGGCATCTTCGAGCGCAGCGTCATGACGCGCTTTGGCACCCTGGCGATCCTTGAAGGCTCGACCGACGGCTACCTGTTGGCCCATGTGAAGCTCAAGGACAACCCGGCCTGACGGCACCAGTGTCAGCACCTCTCGCGGGGTGTTGACGCGGGGATCGTCCCGGCAACCATGAGGGGAAACGTCATGCTTGAGAAACGACTTGTCGCTGCCGTGCGCGACATCATCAGGAGTTCCGACGCCGACGACGGCGCGGCGCTCGCCAACGCGATCCAGCAGGCCCGCACGCTGGTCGAGAACCCGCCCGCCTACGACACCGATCAGGCGGTACTCGACAACTTCCTCACCGCCCTGGCCGATCTCGGGTTCGGCGACGAGGACACGCCGGTCAACGGCGGCGACTGTGTGGACTACATCTGCGAGTATTGGGACCGTCTCGCGCCCCTCGCCTCGGAATGGCCGCTCCCGCCCGAATTGGCCCAGGTGCGCACCCGGCTGAACGTGGGCACCCGCGTGCTGTCGGTCGAGGGCGAGACCTCCGACACCGACCAGGGCGAACAGGCCACCGGCCCGCACGCCATCGGCACCATCACCGGGATCGACGACACCGTCGAGCATGGGATCTGCGTGGCGTTCGAGCCGTCCGGCGTTTCGGTGCTGCTGTCCTGCGCCGAGCTGGCCGACGATCTGAAGTACGAGATCGACCCGGAGGCCTACTACCCCAGCCGCGAGGCCGTGGTCGAAGCGGTCGAACGCATGCTGGCCCATGAGGGGAATTACGAGCTGGCCGTGCGCGTGGTGGCGAACATGATCGAACAGGGGCAGGTCGAGCACACCGAGCACGGTTACATGATCGAGCGCGACACCAACGTGTTCGAGATTGCGGCCGACCTGTCGCGGGAGGATCTGCCCGACTCCTACCCGCCCGAGCTGGCGATCTCTGACCGCCACCTGACCGCCGACCAGTTGTTCACGAAGTACAGCACCAAGCGGGACAACGGCGAGCATCCGCAGTACCTGCGCCGCGACTGGCGGCACGATGTGGCCGAGGACAACACGCTCCTGGGCTACTGGCAATGGGTCGAGCACCAGCTTGAACAGGACCGCGACTGAACCAGTCTGAGCGCCTTGTCCGCAGGGCGCTCAGGCGGGGGCCGTCCCCGTCAACCGAGGAGAACAACATGCCTGTCTACAGCTTCATCACCACCATCACAGCGCCAGACCGCGAGGCTGCGGAGGCCGCAGCATCGGAAATCCGCGTCTCTGCCGAAGAAGGGATCGAGGCCGCGATCCAAGACGAGGAGGTGCCCGAGGGCGTCGAAGTCGAGCACGGCGAACTGGTCGGCGACAGCCTGTTCGGCTATCTGGACCTGTCCACCGCCCACCTGACGCCGGGCACGCGCGAGCGCCTGAACTTCTACGGCGACGATCCGGGCCGCAGCGTTGACGGCCTGCGCCTGCGTCTGGCGAACTCTGGCTGGCCCGCCATGAGCATCGCCCCCTACGAGCACGGCTGGTTCGTGACCGTGCCCGACAAGAAGGAACAGGACCTGTCCGGCCTGCCCGAGGATCTGGCCGCTGTCATGCACTACGCCCAGGTCGCCGGTGCGTATGTCGTCCGCTTCGACAGCGATGGCCACACCGTGGACGATCTGTCCGTCTACGAGGAGTGACCATGCCCAAGAAAACTTACCGCGTCGTCTACAACGGCGTCGAGTACACCCGCCAGACCGAGCGCATCTACACGCACATCGTGCTGGTGCGGCGCGACTACGAAACCGAGCTGGCTCAGAGCATCAAGACTGCCCGCGAGCGTGCCAGGGCCAGCCACGGCTATGCGGTCGAGCACGCCAACCAGCCCATCACCGCGAAAAGCTGGGCCACGGCGGACGAGCTGGCCGAGAGTGCGCGTGTCGCCGGCATGACGCCCGAGCAGTACGAGGCCGAGTGCGTCGAGAAGGCCCGCGCCTACGTCGAGAAGCGCCGCGCCGCAGGGGTGTTCGACAACCCCGGCCCGCTCACATGGTGCGGCAGGCCGGATCTGGCCGCGAAGGAGGAAGCCAGGGCGCGCAGCAGCGGGTATTGGGCCGAGGTCGTCACCGTGCCGGTGCCGCAACCCTGACCATGCCAGTCTCAGCGTCTCCGCAAGGGGGCGCTCAGGCGGGAATGGTCCCGACTACAGGAGGATGCGATGACGACACCGAAAGATCCGCTGGCCCGGCTGGTCCAAGCCGCGCTGGCCTACGACAAGAAGATCATGGACGCCGAGGCCGTGCCGACCGCCGACGACTACAACGAACTGCTCGACATGGTGAAGGCCTACGCGCCGCTGCCGATCACCGCGCCCGAGCAGGAACCGCGCGTATCGACCGTCTACGAGTGCCAGGAGTGCGACTGGACCGGCACCCTGGACGACGTCAACGGCATCCACCATATCCACCACATTGAGGAGTACCTCGAACCGGGCGATCTGACGCCGGCTGGCGTGTGCCCGGAGTGCAGGGCCGTGATCGGGGTCGAGGACCCGGACATTCCGCACCACACCCTGTATCACGTCGGCGTCACCATGCGCATGCGCGGCTGGACCGTGATCCCGCCCGCCGACTGTCCACCGCTGCCCTCGCCCACCGTACCTGCTGGCGGGTTCACCGAAGGGCCGTGGCATGTCGAGCCGACCGAGGGCAACCCGAACAGCCTGTCGATCTGCAAGGCGGGCTACGGCATCATCGCCGAGATCAACCGCGACGATGAGCCGCTGGTCGATCTCGACCACCACGACGCGGCCCTGATCGCCGCTGCGCCGGGCCTCGCCAACGCCGTGCGCGACTGCCTGAACGCCTACGACAAGTTCCGCGACCTGCCCTGGGGCACGCTGCGCCGGGCCTATGCCGCTATCTTCCCCCAACCGAAACAAGGAGCCTGAGCATGAGCAATCAATTCAACCTCGCCTGCCCGGAGTGCGGCAGCACCGACGAGCTGGACATCGCCGCGACCGTATGGGTCCGCCTGACCGCTGACGGCACGGACGCCGACGAGTCGCACGACGGCAGCCACGAATGGGGCGACAGCAGCGCCTGCCACTGCAACCAGTGCGGCTGGGATGGGACCGCAGGGCAAGCGGACGCGGACTGTGCCGAGGGCACGCACTCGTGGATCGACGAGACCGGCCTACTGCCGCCCGACACCGCCTGCACCCGCTGCGGCGCGCTGTACGGCCACCCGGACTGACAGGGCCAGTGCCAGCGCCTGCCGCGTGCGGGCGCTGGTGCGGGAATTGTCCCGGCAACCAAGGAGAGAGCAATGGACCTGCACCAGACCGCGATCACGGCGGCATTCGTGATGGATGGGCTGCACCAAGCCGACCTGAAAGAGGTCATGTCCCACTACATCGGCGACGGTGGCCTGCTCGAAGTGGTCGACGACGTCATGCAGTGGGTCCCGGCGATCACGGCGCTGCGTGCCGCTGCCGACCGGCTGCGCCCCGACTATCCCGGCGTGTTCGAGTACGAGGTGTCCAGCGAGTTCGGCAAGTGGCTGGGCAACAACATCATCGACGAAGGCGACCTGCCCGACCGTGGGCACGCCATGAGCATGCTGATCGACGCCGTGGAGTCGTTCTATCGCCTGAACGGGCCGGAGCACCGCGACCAGCGCCGCCGCCTGCGTGCCAACCTGGACGCCGCCGCCGACCTCATCATGGCACCTGCCGCCAGCGAGGGGACCTGACCCATGAACCGCTCTGACGAAGTTCGTCACATTGTGACGAAACCTGACGAGCGGTTCGTCACCCGCGATCCGTGGGTGATGACCGCTGCCGAGCGCCAGTGGCTGCGCGACCGGCCCACCGCCACCGTGGTGCGGGCCGAGCAAGCCACATGGCCGCTGCTGCTGGCCGCTGTGGTCCTGCTGCTGTCAGCCTATACGCTCGACGCCTACCCGATGGTGCGCGGAGCACTGGCCGACATTCCGTGGGCCAGGATCTTCCACTACCAGCCCGTCTCGCCGATTGACCCAGGCGACCGCAACGGGCTATTGCATAAATGAAAGGAGTCTTAACCATGACCGACCGCTACAAGGGCAGCAACATCAGCCCGTTCGCCTGCGGCCCCGACAAGGTGTGCATGGACTGCATGGCCGCGCTGCCCGAGGCCAGCATGACCCTCGTGCAGCGCACGCCGGGCCTGACCATGTACCGCTGCCCTGCCTGCGCCGCGCAGCGCCCGACGACGCTGGCTGCGATCCTGGCCTACGCCAAGGCGCGCTGGTGCTGGGATGACCGCACCATGCTGGAGGAGCTGTTCGACACCTACGCCATGAGCGGCACGCCCGAGGAGTTCGTCGATATGTGGGCGCACAAGTACGACCTGACGGACCCGCGCGACCTGGGGATCAACCCATGAGCGGGCGTCCATCCGACGCCGTCGTCATAGCCGTCGCCCTGCTGCGCAAGAGCGGCGGCACGATGTCGGCCTATGCCGCCGCCAAGCAGGTCGGCATCGCCCTGTCCACGATCTACCGCTCGGCGTTGTACAAGGCGTACAAGGCCGAGCAGAAACCCACCCCCAACCGCAAGGAGAAGAACCAATGAGACACAACGGAACCATCCAGGCCAGCATGGACGACATGATCGCCAAGTACGGCTGGGCCGTGCAGGCCGTGTTCGGCGTGCACGGCGAGCACGGAAACCCCCCGTTCAGCTACACCGTGGGCCTGGCCGCGAAGAACCTGCCGGAAATCATCGTGTTCGGCATTCCCCACCGCGTGGCGCACACGTTCCTGAACGCCCTGGCCCGGCGCTTCACCACGACCGGCGTGCCGCCCTTCGACACCGACCTGCACGACGTCGCCGAGGGCTACCCGGCGCGCCTGATACTGGCACCGCGCGAGGAATCGGACCAGTACATGTTCGCCACCAAGAACCGTTACCCGGACTACGCGGCGGTGCAACTGGTGTGGCCCGACGACAAGGGCCGCTATCCGTGGGTTGACGGCTTCAACCCGAAACTGGTCAGGCAGCAGCCGGTGCTGCGCGACATCTACATGGAGAGAAAATTGTCTAAGGAGAACCAGCCATGAGAACCACCCGCCATCACGCGCGGCATCAGACCGCGCTGCCGCCCGGCGACAACAGCGACGAGATCACGCTGCTGGACTACTTCGCCGCCCGCGCGCCGCAGGACATCCCCGACTGGTTCCAGCCGAGCTACCCCGAGTACGAGGGGCCTGCGTACCCAGCCATCCCCGAAGGCATCCCCGAGGAGGACCGCAAGATGCTCGCAAGCTGGACCAAAGACGGCTGCTGGGATCTGGAAGGCGAGTACGCCTGGTTCCAGGAGGCCGCAGAGACGTACCGGCAGGCGCGCGAGAACCACGACTACATGTGCAAGATGGGTGCCTACTACGAATGGCGCTGGGAGTACGCTGAGTCCATGGTGACATTTCGCAAAGCGGTCGTAGGCGATGAGGTGACATCATGAGCCACGATCCCGTCACCATCACCGCCGTCATGGACGACGATGTCGCTTGGGAGCTGGCGCAGTTCTGCAAGCGCAGCACGTTCAGCACGTTCTACGAGTTCACCGAGGCGCACCTGCCCCCGGACGAGCGCACCGCGCTGGCCTACCGCATGATCCGCGGCATCGAGGCCGTCCATGCCGCCCTCGCCCAGCAGGGCTACGCACCACGCTGACCAACCACAACCAAGGAGAAAATCATGAGTCTGATTCTGACCATCAAGGCATCGACCACCACGCAGCAGATCGAGGACGCGATCCGCTACCTCGACATGCGCAAGCACGCCATCGAGCGCCGCGACGACGCCGCCGCCGTGATCGCGGAGCAGGGAGACCAGGAAGTGCTGGAGCTGCACCATATCGACGGACTGGATGTGCTCTACTCGCCGACCTGGGGCTACGCCTACGTCAACCATCCGACCGGCGGCATTGGCGACAGCATGGTGCTGGACAACGGCGAAGCCGACTCTGCCGAACATGCCGCCCGCGTGTGGCGCGAACAGAACGGGCCACACTGAACCTGCCCGCGCCGCGCCAGCCGCCTTCGGGCGGCTTTTTTACGTCCTGACGCGCCCCACGCAGGGCATGTCCCACTGCGCGCGCAGGCCGTCGCCGGCATCGGCGATGATCCGCGCCACGTAGCGCGCCCCTTCGCTCAGCGCGAGCGTGAACGGCAACGTCGCCCGATACACCCCGTTCGAGTCGGCCAGGTAGTCCATGGCGAGCGGCCAGTCGGTGCCGGGCACTGGCAGGCCGGCGCCGTCGTACAGCGCGACCGACACCCGCGCATCGCTGACGAACATGCCGCTGTTCTCGTCGCGCAGGCCGGTCACGTCCACGATGGAGTTGTTGCCAATATAGAGAATATGGATGGTGCTCATCGGTCGGGCCTCAGATCAACGCGCCCGCTCAGGGCGGCGCGCATGCGGTTCGGCGCTTCCAGCGCGGGCTGGGCCTGCACCGTGCCACTCAGGTCCGGGTGCAGGCGCTTGGTGCCCGCCGTCAGCGTGCCGGGCTGCGGCAGGTACTGCGCCAGCACGCCCTTCGTGTGTTGCCGCTCCTGCGCCGTGGTGACGAGGGCATCGACGCCAACCACCAGCAGGTTGCCGTCGCCGATGTGCTGCGCCTGGCCGGTCGTCAGCGCCATATCGACCGCCACGCCGGCCAGCAGATCCGCGTGCTGGCCCTGGCGGGTCGCGGTCGGCGCATCCGAGGACAGCCCGAACAGGCCGGCGACATGCTGCACCTGGCCGCTTTCAGTCGTGTTGACGCTCTCGGCGCGGACCTGGGCGCGCACGCGCTGCTTCTGGTCGGTGGCGGCACTCGTATCCGCCGCGATCCCGGCCACGGCGCTGCTGCCCTGCCCCTGCGCGGTGGTCGCCTGCGCGACGGCAGAGACGCCGGCCTGTGCCTCGCTGGACTGGCCCTGGTAGGTCGCCACGTCCACCACGTAGGCGCTTGCCAGCTCGCCGGTCGCCTGCTGGGCGCTGGCGGTCGAGGCGGATGCCTCCACCACGCTATCGAGCTGGCCGCTGGCGGTCTGGGCCTGCGCGAGCTGGGCGCTGGTGTCGAGGCTGACCCCGGCCTCGGCGCTGCCGGCCTGCGCCTGCGCCGTGCTGGCCCCGGTATCGCTGGCGACTCCGACCTGCGCGCTGCTGGTTTGCGCCTGGGCGCTGCTGGCCGCGCTGCTGGCCGACAGGGTGGCGGAAGCTGCCGCCTGCTGGGCCTGCGCGGTCGCGCCCTGGCCTGCTGCCGAGGTGGCGGCACTGGCCGCGCTGTGCTGCGCCTGCGAGGTGGTGGCGCTGACCGTGCTGGTGCCGAAGCTGGCGGTGGCTGCCGCGCTGCTGGTCTGGCCCTGCCGGGTGCCGACGCTGGCGCCGGGCACGCCCTCGACGATGGACACCGCCGACAGCAGGCGGCGCGAGCTGACCGTGGTGCCGGTGATGCCGACGCTGGTCGCGCTCTGCGCGGCGCTGGTGATGCGGGTGCCGGTCCCGTAGAAATAGGTGCCGCGCGGGGTGGTGAACGCCATCCCGTTGGTCCAGGTCGCCTCGGTGTCGTAGCTGACGGAGACGACGGCGGCGGCGATGAAGCCCGCTGCTGCGGTATTGAACGGCCCCGCCGAGATCGAGGTGCTGGCGGTGTCGGTGACGTTCTGCGCCAGGTGGTCGAACACGGCTGGCCCCGGCGACTGCACATGCAGCGCGGTGAGCACGCGCTGGCCGGTGGACACGTCCGCATCCCAGCTGACCGTGATGGCGTTGGCGCTGTGGCCGAGCGCGTTCAGGCAGTAGAACCAGCGCAGGTGCCGGTTGCCGGTGGCCAGCCCGACCTCGCTGGTCGCCACATAGGTGTTGCCGGCGGTGTCGGTGACGCTCGCGGTGGCCGGCACGTCGTGCTGGACCGCCAGCAGGATATGGTTGCCGGCGATGACCTCGGCGGCCGGCAGCGCATCGCTGAACCCGTCGGCGCCGCTGGGGCCGTAGGTGACGTCGAGCAGGTCGCGCCGCACCAAGGCCCACGGCGTGGCCGTGGTTGCCGCCGCGCTGCTGCCCTGCGCCTGGCTGGTGGCGATGCCGACGGCGGTCCTGACACTGGCGGCGGCTGCCGCACTCTGGGCCTGCGCGGTCGCGGCACTGGCGGCGATCCCGACGCTGGCGGCGGCAGCGATGTGCTGCGCCTGCGCGCTGCTGGCGCTGTCCGCGTCCTGCACGAGCGCGGTGGCCGATGCGCTCTGGCCCTGCGCTGCGGTAACAGTGGCGGCAATCGCGGTGCCAGCCTGCGCGCTGCCGCTCTGGGCCTGGCTGGTGCTGGCGGTGCTGTCGGTAGTGAGCGCGCCAGTCCCAGTCGTGCCAATTGGCTCGGCCAGGTAGACGATGTCGAGGCTGGTGTTGTCCGAGCTGGAAGCGGCGTCCACATCGGCGAACACCTGGCCGAGGTAGACGATGTCGAGCGCCTTGCGGTCGTCGGCGGCGCTCACGTCACGTCACCGTCAGGTCGTCGATCCAGTAGTTGCCGGTGGTGCCGACGCCATCCCACCAGAGCATCCAGAGTTCGACCACGCCGGATTCCAGCGGGGTCACGGTCAGGCCGGCGGCTTGCTCCCAGGTGTTGAGGGCGACCGGGTCGACCGAGGCGGTGGCATCAGCGTCGATCCCGGCCAGCGCGCCGCCGTAGATCAGCAGCGCGCCCTTGATGCTGGCGAGGTCACGGCGACTCCAGACCTTGAAGGTCTTCGCCACGTTCGCCTGCAGCAGGTAGCGCCCGAGCGAGAAGCGCACCGGATAATTCGGCGTGCGGTAAGTACCGTTGATCGAGCACTTCCAGCTCAAGCCGGACGCGGTGTGGCGCGTCGTGATGTCGCTGCGGATCGTCCCCTCTTGGAAATAGATGCGGTGGTCGAGCGGATCGTTGCCATGCTTGTGGGAGTACAGCATGGCGTCAACAGGCTGAGTCGCGCCCATCGCGGCTTGGTTGACGAAGGTCGCCTCGGTAGAAAGCCCATTGACGAAGCAGACCGGAGTGAAATCACTGTTGCCACCAGACACGGACTGTAAGTTGTTGACGGTGACGTAGTTGCTGATGATGGCGTCGTACACATTGGAATTGCCTGGACCGATGCCAGTACCGCTATTATTCCTTGCCACCACATAGTTCAGGCGGGTACGGTACTTGGCGGGCTGGATGCCACCCGAGCCGTTGTTTGACGCCTGAAGCGCCTTACCAAGCGCCTGTGAAGAATTTTGCGCAGCGATGCCGTAGGAACCGCAATTGAAACCATGAATGCCACTCAGCGTGTAGTGGCTGTTGGACGTGTTCAGAAGGAAACCATCGGAGCAGGCCACCGCATGGCAATTGGTGATGGTCGCGACAGCAGCACCGGCAGCGATGCCACTAGCGAAACGAGTTACATTGAAATAGCTAACTCCGATGAACTTGAATCCGGAAAGGTACACCCCATTGCCGTTCCAGTTGAGGCCATCCCACCACGTTTCTCCGCCATCCTGCGCACTCATGTCGGTGCGGTTCCAGCCGCCACTGTAGGTGATCGGGTTTCCGCTGGCACCGCTCTTGTTGATAAAGTTGTTATTCGTGTTGTTCACGATCGGGTACATCTGCGTCGTTTCGCGCTTGTAGGTCGCCACGGTCTCAGTCGCACCGTGGTAGCCACGCAAGGTGGTCACGGAAGCACTGCCGATGTTGTCGAGAGTGACCGCAGTTCCATTGATGCTAGAGATGGCGAACCAGCTATCCTCCAGCTCGGCGTTGATGCAGGTCCAGACCACGGTGCCGTCAGTGACAGTCTTGCTCCATGCAGCAGGCCACGTCGGTTCGGCAGAACCAGAAGTGCCAGCGGTGGTGACTTGGTACAGGAAGCCGTTTCGGTTGACCTGAGTCGGGCGGCGGCGGTCGCCAAGCGCATAAGCGGTCGATGCGGCCCAGCTCTTGTTGTGGACCTTGCCGATCAGCGAGCGGTGCGTGAGCGAATCTGGCGAAGACGATGCCTTGCCGGCGATGATGTTGTCGAGCCAGATGTTGACGGTGCCGGGGTCTGCGTCCGCGTACAGTGCCACCGAGGCCACGTTCGACGGCAGGGCCGCGCCAGTGTCGATCACCATCGGGTGCCAGTTGTTGGCAGCCGGGTAGTCGGGCAGGTAGACCGACTGGATCGGCACGTCGCCGGTCGTGTCCGAGCACAGCACGAGGCGCATGGTGCCGCCCAGCAGGACATTGTTGGCCTGAAGCCAGAACGATACCTGCTGGTAGCTGGAGAGGTCGAGCGCGCCAGTGGCCCTGTACGCGATCTTGCCGGTGGTGAATGCGGCAGCGACGGTGATTATCTGGAAGCCGGTGCCCTCGCGGCGTGCCGTGCCGGTGCTCGCCGAGGCAGTGACGTTGGTCGCTGCCGTCCATGCGCTGTCGCAGGTGTCGATGTTGGCCGTGACGGCAGCGGCGAGAGTGACGGTCTTGCTGTACTGTGTCCACGTCGCATTCCCGACCAGCGTGTCGTCAGGAGTGGCGCGTAGACGGATCGTATCACCAGCCGCATGGCGTGCTGCGGTCGGGCCGTTGGCGATGGTGCGCCAGCGGTTGGCGAACGAGCTTCCGCTGCCGTCGCCGCGACCGGGAACCAGCAGCATGACATTATGAAACCACGGGTCATCCTTATACGTGCTTGGCAGCGCGGCGGCTGGCGGGGTGAATGCGCCAGCATAGCGCGCCACGCCACGAGTCAGGCGGAAGTCCTGGATGTAGCCGGGGAAGTGTTTCGACGGCGAATTGTCATTGCCGATGACGACATTGCTGGTCTGTGCCGACAGCACGCTGGTGTCGGCCACCGAGTTCTGCGGCGCACCATCGAGGTACAGGCGCGCCGTGCTGGCATCGCGGTCGACCGCGATGTGATACCACTGGAGCAGGGTTGGCGTGAAGGCAACGGTCAACGCGCCTGCGGCGGCGGTGCCGGAGGTCGACCACTGGTACTGCAGCTGGCCGGAGGCGTTCATGCCCACGCGCCAGCTCAGGCCGCTGGTCGCACCGTCGGCCCACTGGCCGAACATCGTCTCGACCGTGGTGGCGGAGTGGCTGGTGAAGTAGACCCAGGCCTCTGCGGTGAACTTGTTCGCGCCGAGCTGCAGGCCGTTGCTTGCAGTGACCGGGAACGTGATGCGCGACGCCGCGGCCGAAGAAAAGTCAAGCGAGCGCGAACCGTACTTGGCGACGGCAACGCTGGACACCGAAGTCAAGGTCTGCGTGCGCCCGAACACGGAAAAGTCGGAGCCGAGATCGTCACCGCCCTCCGGGTCCAGGTAGAGCGTGGTCATTACTCACCTGCCGCGTACTGGATCGCCAGCCACATGTCGTGCAGGGTCTGGAGGCGGCCCAGCAGGGCCGTGTAGTCGTCCGTTCCCATCTCGAACGCCGCGCTCACCTGGGCGTCCGTCAGCTCGGCGTTCGCCAGGCGCTCGACGATCCAGAACGCCAGCCGGGCCGTATCGCTGCCGGAGGTGGGGCGGTAGGCGGCGCGAAAGCGCACGGCCAGCGCGGGCGCGTCCTGGTAATTGAGCGTGAACGGGCCGCCTTGCAGCATGTCGCGCAGCTCGCGGTCGGCCGCCGCCGCATTCAGCATGTCGGTCACGCTGGTGGCGGCGGCGACGATCTCGGTGTCGTCCGGTTCGTGGTCGAACTCCAGCTGCTGGCCGGACTCGTTGCCGTCGTCGGACAGCACCACGACCACGCTCCAGCTGCCGAAGGATGGTTCGACGCTGGCGGTGCGCACGTAGGCGTACATAATGTTTCCTACAGGCCAGAACTTGCGTTCAGGACATCATGCGTGAAGGAACTACAGGAGACAGTCTGACCGGCGGCCACGCTCGTCGTCGCAATGATCATGTTCGCCGCGGTGGTGCCGACCGAGCCGTCCATCACGACGGTGGTGCCGTCGGATTTGAACGCGCGGAAAAAAGTCGCGGTGCCGGTGTTGTCGGCGCTGGAGTCGGCGGTGATCGCGTTGAAGGTGATCAGGCCGCCCGAGGCCGCCGGCGCGGCGGTGGCCGAAAAGCGCAGTTCGGCCAGCAACGTGTTGCCCGACAGCGCGGTATTCGCGGTGGCCGGCTGGGTGCCGCTGTAGATGCGCAGGTAGCCGTTGTTCAGCAGGGCCGACAGGGCGTCCGCCTGGGCGTTGACGGTGGCGTCGGCAAGCTGGGTGTTCATGGTCATGGTAGGTCTCCTTGCCAGGCGTTGACGCTGACAGACAGGTGGTCAAGACGAAAAAAAACCCGCCGGAGGGGCGGGTTCGATGGGGTTGCGGGTGGCAGGACGGGTTACGGCGCATGCGCCGGCGCCCTGCACTCCCGCAGAATCAGTCGGGTGCTTCGGTGAAGGTGACGTAATACTTCTTGCCGACCACGAGCTGGTCGACCACGTGCTGGTTCAGGATCGTGGCGCTGAACTCGGCGCAGGGGGTCCAGTGGCCGAAGATGGCGTTCTCGCTCATCGCCTGCTTTTCGGTGGTGCCTTCCCAGACGGCGCCGAATTTCACGTAAGCGCCGGTCAGTTCGCCGCCGGTGTTGCTGCTCGATCGGGACGGGGTGGTGCTGTGCAGTTGCAGTTTGCAGACCATGATGGCGTCGTTCATGACGTTCTCCTATAGGGTGCCCGTTGCCGGGCCGGTATAGGGGGTGGCCTTACAGTGTTGCGCCCCTGCTGGAATTGGAGTTTGGTAACTAGAGGGCGGGTGGTCATCAGCGAGGGGGTCGCCGTCCGCTGCTGCACGGTTTGTCGCTGACACCCGAGAACACCGGGTATTCGCCCGAGTTATGCACACCGAAAGGGCCAGGTTTCAGCCACGACAACCCAATGGGCTATGCAGTGCCGTCAGGATACGGATTTGTTGAGCAGAATTCAAGCCAATTTTGCGTCGGCGTCCTCGCGGTCGCTTCGCAGCTTCTTGTTGGCTCGGAACATACCGCGCCGCACATAGGCGTCCAGCTCCTCGACCATGTCGAGCACGTAGTCGCGCAGCCGGAACTCGCAGCGCAGCTCGGTCTTACCGCTGCCACTGCACAGCGGGCAATCCTTCTCCGACAGCACCGGCGCGCCCAGCACCTTGACCTTGCCGTGGCCGGTGCAGGCCGGGCAGACGGAGTTGAGCCAGTAGCGCAGCGACTGGTAGGCCACGCGGTCCGGCGAGATGTGGTCCGGCCAGGTGCGGCGCACGGCCTTGCCCGACACCAGCCAGGTCCATTCCTCGAGCACGCGGCGGTAGCTGGGCGCCTCGATGCCGAACTTCAACCGGATGAGCTGCGAACTGAACCCGCCGGCCAGGGCCACCGCCATCAGCACTTCGGGCGCGGTATGCAGCGCGTCGTTGCGCAGGTTGCCCGACAGGGTGGCGCGGGCGTAGCGTTCGGCAAGGAGCATGGGAACCTCAGACGAGTTTCAGGGTGTTCAGGACATGGTCGATGGCGCGGTCGACCTGCTGCGGAGTCGGGGTGGCGCCGATGATCGGGTCGATCAGCGCCGCGAGCTGGTCCTGGCGGGCCTCGCTGGCGCACAGCATTTCGCGCACCAGGCGGTAGCGCTTGGCATCCTGCTCGTTCACTTCGAGTTGGTTCATGTGGTCTCCAGGATGTCGATGTTGAAAACGTATTTCATGAGGTGGCGCTTGATCTTGTAGACCGGGGTCAATATTCCCTTGACGTCCTCGACCACGGTCTTGCCGTCCACCTCGTAGACGAAGTCGGCGATGTAGCGCAGCGCCGGGGTGGCGCGCCGGCTGCCGAGGATGCGCACCGGCGGCACCAGCTCGAACTTGACCTGGCGGCGCAGGTTCGTGATCTCGCCGGTCTGCTCCATCTCCACCAGCACCAGGTAGCGGCGCGCCTCGGCCCGCGAGTCGAACGGGATGCCGCCGATCACGGTCTTGACGTTGTGGAACTTGCGGCCCATCAGTAATCCTTCGGCGCGGCGCGCACGGTCAGGCGGGTTGGCAGG